CCCACACTGCGGAAAAACACTGCCGAACCTGTCGAACAAACATTGAAGCAAAACAGGCGAGTCCCCAGATGGTCTCGCCCCACTGCATGGTGTGGCTGATGCCTCCAGTGCTGGGAGTGGGCTGGGGAGTGTTCGGCTGCACGGGCGTGGCCGGTGTGGCCGGTGGTGTGGAGTCGCCGGTGGGGTTGGCGTACAGATCCCACTGCCATGCCTCGCCACGGAAAATGTTGAGGTCGATGGGACTCCACGTGTTGACCACGCCGGTGCCGCTGTACTGTCGCATGGCCTCGCCGTATGCGCCTATCATCCACGGGTTGGCCTGATAGCCGGTCGGGCTCATGTTCGCGTATTGGGCGATCCACAGGCCGTACCGGTCGCGGATGTCCTGCGGGATGGTGCCGGCGACCGGGCCGGTGTACAGCAATGGGCGCACACCGCCGCTCAAGCGTTCGCACTCCGCCATGAATCGGCGTACCCAGTCCCAGTTGCCCCACGCCGGATTATCGTCCATCTCCCAATCCAACGCCACGATGCCGTGACGCCAATAGTTCGACGTGTTGCGATAGAAGAATTGGGCTTCGGCCTCCGGGTTGCCTCCCATGGCGTAATGGTACAGGCCGAATTTCTTGCCGGATTCCTGCGCTTGGGCGATCATGCGGTTGGCGTCCGTGTTGACGCCGGACACGAGACAGTTGTTATACACCTGTCCCGTGCCCCATGTGGTGCCGACGACAACGAAGTCGGCCTGCGTGTTGGCGATGTCGATGCCGCACTGCCAGTTGGACACGTCGATGCCCTGCATGTCCGCGTGCGCGGTCGCCGGGAGCAGCATCATGCACACGGCGGCGGACAACGCCATACCCTTGGCGAGCAGGCGTTTCCGTAACGGCTTCGGCTTGTCCTTGTTATGGTTATCAACCAATGTTAACCCCTTTCTTGGGATGGATGGATGTTTGTTTGTGGCCCACGGTCGTGGGTCAGGATTATCGGGGCCCACTCGGGGCCGTCAATGGAAAAGCCCCACACGGAATGGTGTGGGGCTAGAATCAGTCGATCTTGTACAGGCGGGGAGTGAACGTCTTATCGACCTCGCCCGTGGTGTTGACGAAAATGTTGCATTGGAGAGTGCCGGCCTTCAAGGTTTTCGGCCCATAGTTCCTAGGTCCGAACACATTTGCTCCTTCGCTCCCGTCGTCGTGGGAGATATGGGCTTGTATGCCCATCAGCCATGAATCGTTGCCCAGCGGCCAGTCCGTGGCGTCCATCGTGTACGTTCCCGCATCCACATGCACCACACTGGTCAAGTCATTCCACGAGTCGGCATTTGTCGTGGTGGAGCCTTTGAAACGGTACGTGCCCGGCGATGGTTCCGAGACCGCAATCCCCGGGTTGGTGCCTAATGTTGTAGGCAGTCCGGTGACACGCGGATACAGGTTCGCTAGCTCATAGCCCCCCCCCTTAAGGCTTGTGTTGTCGGGTTTCATCCAATCGTGCGCGGTAGTACCGGATTCCAACTGGATTCGGAGGTCGCCGTCCTTCGCGGTGGGCGTGGCCTCGTTGGAGATGACGTTGAGGAACAGGCTGACGGTGCCGGCAGGGATTGCCATGACACTGTTACCCAAGTTCATTTGGTCTCCCAGTTGCTGCCCATTGGCGTCGAGGCACTTGATGTTGAAGCTCAAACCGGCGATACTAGTGCCGCTGAGTTTCACGGTGCCCTGTACCTGGCATGGGAACGTCCACGACAAGCCCAACCACTGCCGTGCGGCGGCACCGGTGACGTGCAGCGAACCGTCAGTGTTGACGGTGGCGGTCAACCCGTTGCCCTCGGCGGGACCATAGGCGAGCAGGTTACGGGATTTCACCGTGACTGGAATCCGCTTGCTGATGTTCGGACTGGTTTTCGAGTTGATGGTGACCGTCGTGTTACCGGGTTTCACGCCGGTTACGGAAATACCCATGAGGGGCCTCCTTGAAATAATGGAAGCCCCTATTCATGAGGCTTCCGGTTTATGCGTATGGCTTGTACGCGTGTGCTTCGCTGCCGGTTTCCAGCATTGGATACAACGTCGCGTCAACGGGCCCGCCGTTGTTCACTCCGACCTTGCACTGATAGGTGCTGTTTTCCGATACCGTGAACGTGACAGCCAAATTGTGAACTTGATTGTCCAGCACCTTGTATTCGGTCTTGCCGCCTGTGACAACGGCTACGAATAGGATGATTCCGTCGGGGAGGTTCGCGGCGGATAACGTGTATTGTCCCGCTGGCAACGGCGTATTATCCGTACTACCCTGATCGGCACGCCCGATTGACGAGGTGCTGGTGCCTTTCACGTGGATGCCACCGTCGGCGGCGACCGTAAACGTCACGCCATTCTGCGTACCGTTTGGTATCTTCAGCCACATGTTCTTGATCGGGGGTAACACGCGTACTGGAATGGTTTTCGAGACAGTGCCGGCTTGGATGGTTAGGCTGGTGTCACCCGGGGTCAGGCCGGATACGGCCACCCCCCCCCCTAAAAGATTCGTTCATGATGGTTACTCCTTACTGTTGATGGTTGCGATGGTCTTGTCGAGGATGTTCGCGGCGAATTCCTGCGGCGCGTAATCCGGCAGGATGTTGACGTTCAGGCTGGCTGTCTCGCCCACCCTCAATGTCAACGATTCCGGGGTGACGGTGATGCCGGTCGGTTTCGCGTCGCCAACCACGGCGATATCCGGGCTGGCGGCGCTGGCCGTGAACTCCTGCGATGCCGCATCGGGCAGGACCGTCACCTTGAGGTTCCTGCTCTCGCCCACGCGCAGGGTGACTGCATCGACCGGCTGGCCGGAATCGTCCGTGACCTTGATGGACTCGGGCGCGTAGGCCGCGCTGATGGACACGGCGGCGGAAGTGAAACCGTCGACAGTGGCGGTGACGAGAATCGTGCCGCCATGCCTCCACGTGAGCGTGTTGCCCGAAACCGTGGCGGTGCTCGTGTCCCTGCTCGCGAACGTCACGTCATTGGTGGTGAGCAGGTCGCCAACATGACCGTCCGCGTAGGTGGCCTTCGCTCCCAGTTTCAGGGTGCCGTTGACGGCTAGAGACTTGGGCAACGGCTTGCCCTTATCATCCGTGATATTGACGGAGACGACCGTGTCCTTGTCGAGGGGCCATACGAGCTTGCCATTGAACATGGCGTTGTACGTGTGGCCTCTCATCAACGGTTTGCCGACACGTTTGCCGGCGTAAAAGGCTGGCATGGTCAGGCTCCCTTCACGGTGGCCTTCTTGGCCTTGGCTGGCGTGGAGTCCTTGCCGGGTTCCTCCGTGGTTTCCTCGGTGGTGCCGGTGTCGGTGGTGCCTTCGGTGGTGCCGGTGGAAGGCAGTACGGTGGTCGCAGCCTCCGCCTTGTCCTTGACCGCCTGCACCGTCGAATCGATGGTGGCGATGGCCGTCTCGCCCTTCGCCGCGACCATGGAAGCGGTGTCGGCCACGGTCTGCGAATCGTTGGCGACGGAAGCCGCCGCCATACTGGCGTTCGACGCGAGACTGCTCAGGTCGGACTGGGTGGCGGTCGCGGAATCAGCCGAGGACTGTGCGCTCAGCATGGCGCTCCTAGCCAACGCGGCGTTCGTCTGCGCTTCGGCCGTGATGGACTCCAACGTGCTCATGGCCATAGCGGCCTTCATGGTCGTGGCGGTCTCGTCGAAGAGCACCACCGCATCCGGGTATCGGGCGGAAAGCGTCTCAGCCTCCGACTGGGTGGAAGCGTGGCGAACCTTCAGCAATTGGGAGCCCTGCATGTCCTTCGGGACGAACGTGCCGGCGTCCACTTCCACGAGGTCGGCGTATTCGACCTTGGTCTTGGAGTCCGGCACTTCGACGTAGCGCATGTACGCTTGCGGCGTGTCCGCCAACTCCACAACCTGCCAAACAAACGCGCTAGTCGTAGGCAGCAGGTCAACCGTCAGCTCACCCGTCTCGGACAGATTCGCGTCGAACGAGGCCGCGATAATAAGATTCTTCGCCGCGTCGAAGTGACGACGCACCGGGCGGAACCGCAGCGTACCGGTCACAGGGTCCAAGCCGCCCGTCTTCGGCTTCCTAATGGAAATATGGATTTGGGTCATTACTGTTCCTCCTTATTGGATTCGATTGTTTCGGGGGCCACGTCCGGGCGAAGCTCGTCCGGCAGCGATGGCTTGGGATGACGTTTCAAAAACTCGGGTTCCGTCACTTCGCAGAACGATTGCAGCCAATGGAACAGGCCACGCACATAGGCCACGATCTTGAAATACTTGCGTTGCACCTCCTCCAAATGCTGGATTTGGGTCTCCTGAAAAGCGACCTGCTCACGCAACGGGTCGATGATGCTTTCCGTGAGAATCTTCACGGCCTTGTCGGCCGCGTCGGCGGTGATGCCGTCGATATCGGCCTCGGTTTTTCTGCTGTTCGACCACGCGCCGACCAGTCCGCCGATGCCGCCACCGCCGAGGAGCGCGAGAATCAACGCGCTCCAAAACTCGGCGCTTGAAAACAGGTCATGAAAAGGGGACATTCAGTGTCCTTTCGAATATGGGAAAGCCCCACACGATATGGTGTGAGGCTAAGTCAACTGACTATCGTCAGGCGTTACGTATTATGCTTACAACAAACGGCAAGGCGGGACACGTCCACTTCACGCCATACGCAACCGCGCATAACGCGAAACACCTTCAACCCCTAACGATGCGTCACGCCAACGCAGACTATTACCAGACGAATCATTGCCGACAATGGAAACCGTGCCCCAATGAAACGTCGTGAGCTTCACCGTGTACGAGCCGTAAGGCAACCGCACAGAACCGGAAGCAACCCACCTCAACGTGCCGCCGTTCTTCTGCGGCGACGTGGAACACCAATACGCTTTACGCTCACCGTTCGCGTCCAAGAAGTCGAACGCCATACTGTATTCGCCGGTACCGCTGATCGCGGCCGCAACCTCGCACAGGATAAGCCCCCCGCAAGTAACAGTCGCAGTCTTCTCAAGATAACCACTCTCAGGCTCAGTCCCAGGGGTACCACTCCACGTGCTCGACCACTCAAACAAGGGGGAGCATCCGCACCCCGGACGCGCAAGGATGCCGGTGACGATGGCGACTTTCGCGTAGGTTTCCACCACGCACCTGTCACCGGCTCGGGCTCCCACACAATCCGTGGTCATCTGCAATCCCATGAGCGTGCCGCCGCTCATATCCACGTCAGCGGTCCAATACCCTCCTGTGTCGTACACCGTGTTGATGGTGCCGATGCGCGTGATGGTGGCTTCCGCCCCCACTTGGGAGGGCATGATTTCGGCCAGACGATTGCCGGCCCTTATCAGGTTCGACTGCATTTATGCCTTCACTGTTGTTGGTTCGCTTGGACGCTGGAAGGTACGGGCCTCGCATTCGATGGGAATACCGGCCTCCAAAGTGATATTCTGCGCGCGTATCGCAAACCTGCCGGAAACCGAGCCGGTCGGATACTCCAAGTCCACCACGTCGGTCAGATTCAAAGGAGCGTACACGTGCGTGAACGTGACCCTGTGAATCACGGATTGTTCGGTGCGTAGCAGTTCCAACGCCTTGTCCGAGGCGAGTTTCCTGCCTTGCTCGTCGGTAGTCACCTCGTCGGGGATGCTGGAATACTCGTAGGCGTGAGCCACCCTGCGGCCACGGCTGACAGTGCTGAACTCCGAAGCCGGGTCATCGTCAATCGCGGTCGAAACGTATTCCTTGTCCGTGTTGTAGTAGGTGACCTTCACCACGTTCGCCACCTCACGCAGGTCGCGTTCGTCGGTCATGGTGGTGAGGAACGTGGCGTTCGCACCCTCCTGAAACGTCCATTTCGGCTGGCGTTTGCCCGGCTCCACATACTTCTCCAATATGACGCGCCCGTACTCGTCGGTTCTCGCACTGGAGTATCCGGCCAAATCCAAGAGATCGTTCACCGCGTCAAGCTTGGTGCTGCCCTTGTCCTTGTCCTTATCGGACCTCAAACCGAACGTCCAATTATCCTTCAGCGTGTAATTGCCGGGATTGTAGGCCGCGACCTGAAGCCCGCATCCCTTGAGGATGTCGGCGGCGGCGGTCACGGCCTTCTTGCCCTTGCCTATCGTTATCGGCGACTCGAACATGTCGTCATCGACTTCTTGCAGCAGCCCGTACAAATCCAGTTGGCTGGAAGATTCCTTGCCGTTCACGCTGCGCTTGGGGATGTTGGGAAGGAACGTGCCCAACGGCACACTTGCCGTGGAACCGTCATGCCACGTGCAGTCGGCCCATATCCGTAGCCGGTCGGTGCCCAGGTCGGTCGCCCCCTCCACGGTCAGGGAACCGGATTCGCAGATATTGGTGTCCTGGTTGCGTTCGATGCTGCCCCCGGATATCACCCAATCCAACCGTCCGGTCTCCAAACCCGTGTTCCTGTTGACTCGCATCACACGGTAGGCGACCTTGAAAGGCTTGCTCCAATCACTCATAGGACGGGCTCCTCCCATGTCAATTGGGTCAGGTCGGCGGAATAGCTGATGTTCTTCTTGTCCGCGATGTCAACGCTCACGGACTGTTCCGCCTTCACGTAGACACGCAGGCCGGAAGGCTCCCGATACCATGCGTAAGGGTATCCGTCAGCCAACGAGAGTATCCGCAGCCACAACGCTTGGTCCCACTCCCATACGCCGGTGACGCTCACCGTGGAATCCAACTGGTCCAATTCGTAGCTGGAAGGCAGAGCATTCGCCCCGTCGCCCCGCGCGAAATGAAACTCGCTGGTCGAATGGGAACGCTTATGAGACACCGTGTTGTTATAGCCGAGCAATAACGTCTGACCCGCATCCGTGCCGAAGTTCAACACTCCGAACCCGGATTCGATGCGCGCGTCCACCATGCGTGCGATGGTCGTGCCCATAGCCGAATACGCGACCACCCTGTAATGGAAGTCGGTGTTCAACGGGGGAATGGGGTCCACGGCCAACTGCTGGTCCAACAGGTTCGAGGCGATAAGCACCTCCGAACCGTCAGGCATGACACGGATGACGGATGCGCTGACCGTCTCCGACTGGCCTTCCTCCGGCACGCCGAACGACACGATGACCAACGCCGCGTAATCATTGTTCGACTCTATCGCGGCCATCGGCTCGGCCGGGTCCGGCCAGTCCACGTCCCTCACGACGCTCGTGCTGGATTCCAAGCCGGAACCGCCGCGCACCACGAGCGTGATGGTCAACGTCGAATTGTTGTTCGGCAGATACTGGCTTGCGCCGATGCTCAGGCTTCGCGTGGAACCGTCCATCGTCTTCCGGTATTTCTCCACGCCGTCCGACTGGATGATGAGCGTCTGCGAGCTGACGCCCGTATCGTCCGCCACGGTCCACGCCACGGTGAACGGTGTCGCCGTAATGGTGCCGGAAGGCTTGTTGATGCTGATGTTCGGATATTTCGCGACCGTGAAGGTCACGTAGTTCGACCATGCGCCCCAGTCGGCGTGGATGCCCTTGGTGCGCACGCGAATCCTATACGAGCCGCAGCTTTTGGGCGTGCGCTGATAACTGGTGTTCGTGGTCTGCTCTTCGATGACCGTAACGTCCGAGGGGTCGGTGACCTCCACCTGCGCGGCGGATTGGGCGGAACCGTCAGGATGATTCGGTTTCCAAGCGACCGTCATCGGCTGATTGACAACATACGCGCCGTTCTGCGTCGGGTTCAGAATCGTCGGCGCGGAAGGGGCCACGGCCGTCTGGATAGTGTTGCTGTACGTCCAGTCGGAGAAGAGCGTGGTCTTGGAGTTGTCATCGCCGTAGACAGGTCTTCCCACTAACGCCGCGTACTGGACTTGGCCCGCAGGAGCTGCGGTGTCGGTCCACGTGACGTTCTGGATTCCGTTTATGTCGGGAAGCCAGCCTTCGGCCGTCGCACCGGGGGTGCCTCCGGTTATGTCGGCCCATTCGCCGCCGTTCACCCTGCGCCGCAGTCTGATGCCATGCACATACGATTTCGACGCATCCACGGTCACGCGCACGGACTGTTCGGACAGTTTCACCGCGTTCACCGCCACGGGGGCGGCCGGCGTCGTGTAGATGTAGCCCGAGTACACATGGTCGGACACTCCGCCAGGGTTCTGGGCCGCGACACGGAACTGGTATCGGGCGTTCGCCTTCAACCCCGTGTACGAATAGTTCAAGGCGTCCCAGTTCAACGCCTTGACCAGACCCCACGCGCCTTGTGTGCCGCCGTTCAAGCCGACGCACTGGTCTGCGTAGATCTGCTTCCAATATTTTCGCGCCGCATTATCATAGTTCGACTGCCATGCGGCCTTCACGCTTGAATCATTGACCCGCGTCCATGATACGTTCTTCGGCGGGTTCGGTTTCGCATACGTGATGCCGGGAACCGTGAGGTTCACATGCGCTTCCGACCGTCCCGGCAAACCATATGGGATGTTCAGGAACGCGCGGCAGGAGAACGTCTGCGCGGACTCCTGCTTCGTGACGGTCACTTGCTGGGTGTGTAAATCCACGTCGCCGTTGAAGGACCGGTAGCCGAAGTTCACCGTGTTCGTGCTCGTGCTCACGCCATTGACCCAAGCGCCACCGGACACGGCATCGGACGCCACCCAGCGCGACGGGTCGGTGCGACGGTAGATGATGTGCACGCCTATGACGGCCTGTGTCGCGTTCTGCGAGACGATATCGGCTTGTACGCAGCAACGCCAGCCGCCGCCGATGATATTGCCGGCACCTTCAACCATGACAAACCTTTCTTGACGATGTTAGGAAACAGGAGGAAACCGTTGCAAGCTGAAACAAACTGGCTTGCAACGGTTCTCTGACGGTCAGCGCGGACGCATGTTGCGTTTCCGGGTGGCGGAAGCGACAAGGGTTTCCACCGCGTCGGCTATCCTCCGGTCGGAGGACTCCACGCCGTTGATAGTCACCGTGTTGTTCGTCGTGTTCCCCGTATTCGCGGGAAGTTCGACCTTTATCACCGGGTTGACTTCGACATTCCACGAGCCGTTCGCCGTGGATACGCGGCCACTGGTCGCATACGCCTGAGACTTCCTGCGAGCGTTCAACGCGAACGCGGACGGTTGCATGGCTTTCTCCACACTGCCGACCGCGTTCAACGTGTTCAGGAAACTCCTGCCATACACGGCGTCAATCTTCTTGACGGCTGCGGCACGAAGCACCATCTCACCATTGGACAGCATCGCCGGAATCGAATCGGAAGTGGAAGTACCGGGACCATAGATACGACCACCGGTAGCGGCGGAGACCTTGCCATCACTGCTGTGACGAGTGACAATATCCACATAATTGGTGGCAAGAACAGTGCCGGACTGCTGACGCCAATACTGGAACGTTGTTTTCACCGGATCATCGTCGCCCTGCACACGACCCCATGCTGTGGCGAGAGTCATGTTATTGTACCATGCGGTGTCACGGAACGCCTTGCGTGCACCCTCGTTCTCACCTTGAACGCGACCCCAAGGCCGTGAAATGGTCACACCGTCATACGCTGCCGTGTCCTTGAACGCTTGACGAGCCTGCTCATTCTCTCCAAGAACACGACCCCACGGGCGGGCGATGGTCAACCCGTCATAAAATCTGACCTCTTGGAACTTCTCGTTGGCGTCCGTATTGTCGCCATCCACATACGCTTTCGCGCGTGCGATAGGCTGGCCGTCGAGAGTCTTATATCCCGCGAGCTTGACCTGAGCGTCATCATCGTTGGCGTCGATGTTGAAGCTGACGCCCTTGGCGGCGGGAACCTTATTCTTCTCCACGTCCTTTATCTTGCCGGAAGCGTGGTCGATACAGTCGAGAATCCACTGTATCTGCTCGTCGGTCAGGTTCAGATAGCCGAGCTCGTCCCTGACCTTCTGCATGCGCTCCTCAGCGTTGCCCTCACCTGAGAACAGCCACTTGTAGGCTTTCTTGGACATGCCGAGAGCAAGAAGATTCTCCTTGACCTCGCCTGTCTCCCAGCGAGCATTGCCCTTCGCGTTCAACAGCAATGTGAGGTCCCTCTCGGACAAGTCGCCTTTCATCAGCTGCTCAACAAGACTGAGAACACCGTCCAACGTGGTGACCACTCCAGCTTCACGTAGCCGGATAACGATCTCTTTCTCACCATCGGTCAGACCGGATATGCCCTGCACGAGCTTATCCACCGCATCTTGGGCGATTTCCGAATGAGCGGTGATCGTGGTACCCACATCAGAGGGAATCAGACCAAGCGAATCAGCGTACCTTTCAGCAGCTTCCTCACTCATGCCAGCGGCCTGAGCCTGCTGCACGATGGCCTCACGCGCCTCATAAATGGAGTTTGCGGCCTTCTGCGTGTACTCCTCCACCTGACCGTTCTTCTCACCATAGGAGAGAAGCTGATGGGCGGACAGCAACGCGGTAGCGGCCACATCCTTCATCGCCTTGTCGGTGCGCACATAGGCGGCGTTGTTGGCGTCAGCCAGTTCGCCGTTTTCCTTGAACGCCTGACCGTTCGCCTTGACCGTCGTGGCGAGCGAGCTGAGCTTGTCGGACAGCGCGGAGGAGGAATCGGAGATCTGTTCGAGGGAACGCAGATATTTCATCTGCTCCTTGACGGATTTCTCCAAGCCTTCCTTGTGCTGCTTCTTCAACGCCTGCAACAGCGTGTCGGCGGCGATGGCGGCATCGGTCTGCTTCTCGACCATCATGCCGTACTGGTCGCTGGCCTTGTATGTCTCCTTGCTTTGCGCCTCCAACTGTTTGACGAGCTTCTTGTAGCCGGCCTCGTTGCCGCTGACCGCATCGGTCAGCGTACTGGTATTGATGCCCAGACGTTTGGCCGCGTCGGCTGCGGACGTGTAGCCGCCGCTGACCTTGACGAGCCATTCAGTGACCGCGCCGCCACCGTCCTTGCCGAACAGGAGCGACGGGTCATCCCACTGTTTCGTGGTCTCCGACTTGAAATCGTTGAACGCGTCCGCCGCCTCCTTGGCGTTGGACTTGATGCCCTTCATGCCGTCGATGACCTTGTCCATCGCCTGCTTGGATGCTTCCGCCTTCGTCGTGTAGTCGGATATCGCATTGCCGATGACGGCGATGCCCGCGCTGATTCCCAGACCGGCAACCGTCGTCCAGCCGCCGAACGCATCCCACAGGTTCTTCACGCCGGTCTTCAACGAACCGAACCTGCCGGACTGCTGTTCGGCCTGCTCCCCGGCCGAACGGATGGAGGCGATGGCCTGACCGTTCGCACCGACCAAGCCGCCCATGTCCTTGGAAGTCTCCTTGGCAGCGTTCCCCGGAAGGAGCAGCTTCTTCGAGTTAGCTTCCGCCGCCATGCCGAGGGAATTGACCTCGCTGATGGCACCGGACAGAATACCCGCATAATTGCCGGAACGCAACTGGTTCATCGCCTTAATCAGGGTGCCCATTTTCACGGACGCCTGTTCGGCGCTCAAACCCAGTTCGCTGAGCATCTTCTGGTATCGCATCGTGGACTGGATGTTCTGCAACATGCCGGTCTTCAACGACTCGAACGCCGTCTTGCCCGCACGACCGAACGTGGCCCACAATGTGATGATGCTTTTCACCGGCCCCGGCAACGAGTCGAACGCTTGGGCCACGCCGGTGGCACCCTTGGCGATGGTGCTGATAAGCGGGCTCACGGTACGCAAAGCGGACGCGAACGTGCCGCCGAACGTGCGCGACAACTGGCCCACCATGCTCGCCAAATCGGAGAACATGGGGCCCGCGTCACCCACCGCGTCAAACACCTGGCTGAACCCGTCGCGGACACCGGAACTGAAATCGCGGATTCCACCACCGGACTGCTGCAACACGCGACTCAACCCAGTGATGCCCTCGCCTACGATCTGGCCCGCGTCACCGAACACCGCGCGAGTGGTGTCCTTCAACGAGTACGCGGCGTCGCCAATATCCTTGAAAGCGTTGCGCATCTTGTCCTGCGCGTCCTGCGCACCAGCGCTCCAAGCCTCCAAAGTCTCTTGGAACTTGATGGTGTGAACGGCCTTGTTGGCTTTCTCCAAAGCCTCGGAAAAACCTTGGATACCGTTCTCGGTCTTCGCCAGAGTACCCAACGTGCCCTCAAACACGCCTATCAGGTCGAACACGGACGATTTCAGATAGCCGCCCTGTTCGATGGCCTTTTCCATCGCCTTAGAGACTTGACCGGTACGTTCGGCGGTATCCACCCAGTTCGCCCACTTCTCGGCCACGTCGGAAATGTAGGAGGCCATGCGGGGCAGATACTGGCTGGACTGGTCGCCCAAGCCGAGGAACGCGCGGGCCAGTGACTGCAAGCCCGGGTTCAGTTCGGACACCGCGAGACGAGTGTTCTCGAAGATACGCGGTAGTTGGTCGGCCTCGTTCGACTGGCGCACCACGTCGATAAGCCCGTTGAGCACCTTGCCTTCCTCGACGGCGATACCGTTCAAACCCTTGGACAGTGAGGGGGCCACGTCGTTGGCGAGACGGTACAGGTTATCCCCGTACTCGTTCCAAGCGTTGTCGCCCAACTCCTTGTTCAGGTTCGCCAGCGAGGTCTTGGTAACATCGAACTTTTCCTTCAAATCACCGAACACCCGGTAGCCCACGTAGCCTGCGGACGCCAGACCAGCCAACGCGGCGGGAGCGGCCAACGCGGCCTTGCTCATGGACACGAGGCTGACGCCGACACCGCCCGCAGTGCGTCCCAGGTTCAGGAGTCCGGCACCCAACGCGGTGACGCCGGCACCGAGAATCGACCACTTGGGAACCACCTTGTCGAGCTTGTCGAACAGGTTCACAAGACTGTCGAACTGGTTCTGCACGCCCTTCAAACCGGTCGCACCACTGGTCATGCCGGAGAAAATCTTGCCAAGGTCAGTGCCCTTGAAATTAGCGAAGATGTCGATGGTGCGGGGGCGGGTGAAGTAGGCGAGATGGACTCGGGCCAACGCGGTCTCCAAGTCCAAATCCATCTTCAGCTCGTCGTTCTTGTCCTCGAATTTCTTCAGCTTCTCCTCGGCGCGATGCATTTGCAGGTCGAGGTCGGCTTCAAGCTCCCAACGACGTTCGGGATTGGCTTTGATCTTGGCGGCGGTCTCACGCATCGACGCGATGATTCGTTCCTGATCGACCTGCCAGTCCACGGGAATGTCGAGGCGCGTATGACGCAGCTTCTCCAACCGGGCTTCGAGCTTGTCGGCGTTGTCCTCCCACACCTTGACGCGGACGTTGACCTCATGCTCCCGGTCGAGTTTGGCGCGCAGCTTCTCCGCGTCATACATCAGTTCCGCGTATTTTTTGTCCCATTGGGTCTTATCCAATGTGGCTTTGGCGGTGATCGGCTTGCGGGATGCGAAGTCGCGCAGCTTCTTCAGCTGGTCGAAGGTATTGTTGAGCTCCTTGCCGAGGTTCTTGTCGATGCCCATGGGCTTGAACTTCTGGAACGCGGCGGAAAGCGCGTTGATCTGGGTCTCCTGCTCGTCGAACAGGCTGGTCAGTTCGCGGGCGGTCTTGCGCTGCTTGTCCATCGTGCGGCGCGAATCGTTCTGTACCGCGTTGAGGCGTTTGACGCTGGTTCCCGTGTCTTCGAACACCTCGGCCAACGCCTTCTGGCCGGCCGTGAGCTTCGACAGCTGCTGGAGCTGCCTGCGGTTCAGCTTCTCGGACTTCTCCTCAAGGTCGAGAATCTTGTTCAGGCCGGAGAACAGCCGGTCGTTCTCACGGTTGAAGTCTTTGAGCCGCGCCTTGCGCATGAGCTCGGCGTCCGAATACTTGGAGATGGCGTCGGTCGCCTTCTCCCACTTCTTGGTGTTGGAGTCGATAAGACGCTGCTGTGCCGCTACCTTGTTGTCGAAATCGGCGGAGAAGAGCTTGTTCTGCGCCTTCTTGTTCTCCGCTATCTCCTTGCCTACCGCCTTCAGGTCGGCTTTCAGGCCCTTGAGCTGTTCGCGCAGCTCGGGGATGCGACTGTTCTTGTACCAGTTCGCGGTGTCGATGTTCCCGGCCTCGCGCAGCTCCTTCATCTTCTTGATGGACCAGTCAAGGGTCTTACTGACATCGGCTTGGCTGCGGGTCAACTGCTCCTGACGTTTGCGCCCGTTCTCGATGGCCTCCGCGTACATGTCGTAGGCGGCGTGCTCGTCCTTGATGAGCATGGTCTGCCTGCGGGATGCGGCCGTGGCCTCCTTGTCGTAGAGGGCGCGTGCCGAACGCATGCGGGAGAGACTGTCCTGAAGACTGTCGGCCACGGATTTCTGCGACTTCTTGACGAACGCCTCCGTCTGGCCGGCGGTCCGCTTGATCTGGTTGGAAAGCCGGTGAATCTTCTCATTGAACGACGTATCGTCCAAGTCGAACCTGCTTGTGACCGGCTTCTTCTCCCACTGCTTCCGCTGGGCCTGCATGGCCTTGTCGATGGCACGCAAGCCGGACGGGTCGCCGTCGATCTTCACCACGTTGGTGAGGGTCTTGCCGTCAAGGTCGCGCATCTGCTCCTTGGCGCGTGCGACGCCCTTCGTGTTCACATCAACGGTGACCTCAGGGTGACGAGAATGCAGTTCCGCGTTGAGAATCTTCCAGAAATTATCGGTGTCCGGGCGAATATCGACGCCGACCGCGCCAGCGGAATACAAGGCCATGAGAAAACCTCCGGGAGGATAAACGAAAACCCCTCGTGGAATGCGAGGGGTTTTCTGCTAGAAACTGTTGCCGCCGAACACGGCACCCAACATGCCCGTGATCTGGGCGAACGACTTGCCCGCCGTGGAGAACGATTTCGGCCCGACCGAATCGGGCTTGACCACGGTGCCGGGCGGATAGACGGGCTGCGGCTTCGACTTCTTGTCGCCCATCATGCGGGCGATCATCACGCGAATCATCTCAAGCTGGTTCGTCATGCTGAGCATCAGCATCTGCGACTGCCCGTAGGTGAGGTAGGAAAGACGCGGCATGCTTTTCGCGTCTTCCCGTGGGAGCGGATGGTGTTCGGCCATCCACGCGCGGTACAGGCTCCCGTCAACGCCCTCCAAACCGTCCAGCAGGTCGCACAGCCATGACGGCTCCATGCGGCCCATACTGGCGGGGAGGTTGATGTTGTAGAAGCGTTGGAAGTCGGCCGAGACCGCTACTCTGCATTCTCCAAGCGCGTCTTGGAGGCGCTTGATTTTCCCAGTGCCACCGAATAGAACGTGGTCAGGGACACCAGCAGCACGTACAGGTTCTCCAAGGTGCGGCCACGGGTGAACTCGTCCCACTGCTTCTCGTCGGCCGCGATTTCGCGGTAGAACATGTCCGCGTACTGCACGATCTCGGCCATGAGGATGACGGCTTCGGACTCGTCGTACTTCGGCTTCTTCTTCGGCTTGTCGGCCTCATCGTCGCCGAATAAGCCCATGTCGCCCAGTTTCCCGTTGCGTTCGGAGATGCGCTGCCATGTCACCGAGAACTCGGCGGACTGGGCCACGTTCAGCTCCTGCGGCTTCGCCATGTCGGGCAGTCCCGCGAACAGCGGCTGCTCCTTGAGCTCGTCCCATGTCTCCGGCATCTTCGCGTTGTCGGTCGTGTTCTTAGTGTTCTCTGCCATCATCGGCTCCTATCCGTGGAAAAGAATGATTCTGAAAAGCCCTATCCGTGGAAAGAGGGGGTTCCTTGCCGCGCGGATAGGAGACGCGGCAAGGAAGAGACGGGTCAGACCGTGAAGTCGGACGGCGCGAAGTAGGCGACGGACGTGAACTTGCCGTTCTTGTCATGCGGAAGCGTGCTGGATGTCTTGATGTTCGCCTGAGCGGAGAACTCCACGAACGAATCCGTGGAAAGAGCAGGCAGACTGGAGAACGCGATGTCCGAGTTCGGCAGCAGCAGGCCGGCACGGCCGGTCGTGTTCGTGTCGGACCACAGGATGAACAGGGACTTGTTGATGGGGGTTTTCTCCAAGGAGAAGGCCACGCCGGCGCCGGTCATATCGACCGCGTTGTAGAAGGTCTTGAACGTGCCCTTGTCGCCCTGCACCGAATTGAACGTCACAGTGCCGGTGGTCTGGGCGTACTGGGTGCGGAACGCCGCCTTGAGCCAAGTGCTCAACGTGGTGGCGTCGCCGCCGTCCAACGCGAACTCGGGCAGGTTGTCGTTCGACATGTGGCCGAGGTTCGTCCACATGTCGTCGCCCACGCCCACGGTCGCCGCCTCGACGGTGAACTGCTTGAGCAGTGCGGAGGTAATGATGGTCTCGGCCTTCGCCATGAAGATCGTTCCTCGGACGGCGGTCAACACGCCGTCGTCGTGGATGCCGATTTCGTCAGCCATATCGTTTTCCTTTCAAATATGGAAAACCCCGCAGCCGTGTAGGCGTGCGGGGTCTGATTGTGTGATTGATGGTTTTTCAGATAAGGTCAGCCGCGTGGGGACGCGGCCTGTATGCGTTTCGTGGAAGTCCACGCGACGATGCTTTTGGAACTGGTCATGTCGCCGGAAGACCGGGACTCGAAACCGGGATTGTCCACTATCCGCCCGATCTTCCCATAGTCGGTGCCGGGCCGGTAGGGCCATGCGGATATGCAACGGTGCAGCCATCCGCAGATGCGGGCCACCCGTTCCGGGTCACGGCCCAACACCGTCAAAGACAGCGTGTACTGCCATATCCAAGCCTTCAGATTCCAGTCGGGCTGCTCAGGAGCACCGCAATGGTAGAGAATCACGTCATGGGACAACAGGAGCGAATCCGTGGCGGGCGTGACCTCCGGTTGGATGACCGGCCTGAAATCACGGTTCTTCCATTCGACGGCGTCCAGGTAGGCGCGTGTCATGGCGACCGCATCCAACTGTTCCCTTACGGAAAGGTCGAATATCGTGGGGTCAGACATATTTCGCCTCCGACATGATGAACAATCCCGGCATCCAAGCCAGCGGGCTTTTGATGCCGTACTTGTGTTCCAGCCACCGGTTGAAGTAGCCGAACTCCAAGTGAGAGGCGATCTCGGAACCGTCACGGCCCTTGACGCTCATGATGACGGCGGTGTGCGTGCCGTGAGCGTGAGTGCTGATGTCGATGCGGTTGGCGACGGACGAATGCTTCGCCTTCATGTCGGCCAGCGCCTTGGCTTTCGCTTCGACCTTCTCCGCCACGGGACGGGTCGCTTCGGCTCCGAACAGTATCGCCATGTCACGGTTCAGCACATTCGCGGGCTTCAAGTTCACGTACCCCATGTGCGGCTCCCCTCTGGCGGGACAGGCGGTTTCAACCCGTTGTCCTCGGTCGCATGGCCGATGCACCTCGCGGTGATGTTCCAATGGTGGGCGGCATCCGAGGCGTGACGCATCTCCATAGGCGGGCCGTCAACCTCGTAACAGGCGTTATCGAGCCAGAACTGCGTGTTGATGTCCCCATGCCATTCCGGCGCGAGAACGATCGCCAACGCATCCTCACGCAGGCCACCGGTCGTTTGCGGCGTGGTGTCCTGCGCCCAGTTCTTGGAAAACGTGCTGTTCTTATTGATTCGAGGCTCGAACGAGCAGTAACAGTAGGAGGCGTCCCCATCCGGCACCGTGCCGGAACCGTAGACGGTTTCGACCGGTTTCATCGGCTGCACCACGATCATGTCGCGGTGCAGAAGGTCATCCGTGATACGAGGCTCCAACTCGGTATCGTCGTACAGGTGCCCGCCGCCGAGTTCATCCAAATCAACACCGTCGTAAAGGTGTCCCAAGTCCAATGTTTCATCGGCCATAGGGCCTCACAATCCGTAGATTCGGCTCAACCCGACACCAATGGTGCCTACGGGGCCGTGTCCCTCCGCGTAACCGTCAAGCAACTGCTTTTCGCGTTTGCTCACATACAGGTTGGGACTGGCATCATAGGCGGGCGGATTAGGCTGGGGGTCATGCTCCTCATACGAATAGTTGCCGTTCGACTCGGATTTGAGCCGGTGCCATCGCATGACGCGAATCACCATCGAGCAGACCACGTAGGCGAACGTGTCCTCGCTCAGGTCGCCCGAATTGAGGCGGGGTTCCGCGTTGCCGGATTCGGTCAACGCTATTTCGGCGGCGATACGGCAACGTGATTTCACCCATTCGTTCGGATAGGCGTCGGCTAGCCCGGGCTGGTCAAGCAGACTGACCTGCATGTGTTTCATCCAGTCGATGCCGTCAACGCTTGCCATGACGGCTCCTACAGGACGTTGGCCTTGAACGTGCTGACGGCATCCTGCAATACGGGCAGCGCGGAGCCGTTGACCCAGATATCGTAGTTGGCCGGAGCCTGATGGGAGAGCATGGCGGCGACAAGACCGTCGTTGACGCTCTTGTTGATCTCATACTCGGAGTTTTGGGCTTCGGCGGTCGGACCGGAAGCGGTGAAGCCAAGGGTCGGGTCGTTGAACGAGGGAAGCATGACGAACGTGGCATCGGGGATGAGCGTGGTGGTGTCCACGTCCATCTTGAAGCCGCCGTCCAGTTCAAGGTTCTCGTATTCGAGGTCGAGCATACGCACGTCGTTCAGCTGAAGCTGGCTGGCGAGAACGCCCAGCACCTCGTCGCGGGACAGTCGTGGCTTGGAATGAGCCAAGTCCATGCCGGACGCTTCCTGACGGAACTGTTCGTTGCCGCGCAATGCGTCGATGACCTTCGACGTGGTGAACGCGGCGTGCGGTGTACGGCCCTTGTTCTTGCGCATGACCTCAATCCAACCCTGAACGTCGGCAATCGGGTCGGAAGTAGCCTGGGACCAGAGAGTGGTCGGAGTCTGATTATGCTGCTTGGCCGGACGGCCGAACGAGTAGACAACGTTCGCGCCGTTCTCGTTGATGGTGATCTTGCCATCCATCATCGCGGAGATGGACTCAAGTTCAAGGGTCACGCCGGCGGTCTGGCCCAGATGCGTGGTCTTGGCTTCGGCCTTGTCGTGGATGAACTGCTTGTCGTTCGCGTGCTTGGCCATATCACGTTCGGTGATGTGGTCCATGCCGGACAGGGGCAGAAGGCCCGTATGCTGTTCGGCGGACTGTTCGACCATCGAAGTGTGGCCGATCTCGGCGTCCAGCGCACGACGCTGCATGGCGTTCGTGGAGAGCGTCGGCAGATTCGGCGTCCAAGAGACGGTCCATTCGCCGTCATTGGACTGGATGGGGAACATGGTGGAGAACGGGAGAATGCCGTTCACGTAATCGAAGCCCGCCTGCGCAACCTCGGTGGCTTCGCTCGGCGGGAAGATTTCCTTGTCCAATGCCATTGGATATTTCCTTTCAGATATGAGAAAACCCGCCACGAGGGGCGGGTTTCAAAGAATCGGTTTAGACGGGGTGTCAGGCGATGGTGATGGTGTTCGACTTGTTGTCGGTGCCGACCCAAGTGCCACCGGTGATGGCACCAGAGGTGTTCTTGGTCAAGGTGATGGACTTCACGCCCACACCAGCGGAACCGGCAGCGCCAGCCGAACCGGACAATGCGGTGACAGCATCATCCTCGACATCGTAGAAGCAGCCGCCCCACTTGGCCTCGTCGGCGGGAACGACCGGCAGCTTGCTCTTGATAATGTCGCCACGGTAGCGAAGGCCCACATAGGTGTCATCGACCTGCCAGCCGGAATAGGTGACGTTCACGGCGACGGCGGACTCCAACAGGCCGGCGATGGCGGTCTGACGGCCATCGGTAGCGTTCGGGTCGTATGGGCCGTAAGCGCCCTTGTTGGTGCCGCTCGTGATCTTGGCGAGCGGAATACCGGAACGGATATAGATGGTCGTGGCTGTCGGGCTGACCCCGGTCAGGTACTTGTTGCGCAGAGTCTCGTCATCGACGTTGAACAGTTCGGGGACGATGGTCACGGAGACCACGCCGCCCGTCTGCTCGCCGAAACGCCACTCATTGTTTTCCTCAACGGTGGTCAGGCCGGTGCCATGCACCATTTCAATAGGAAGCGCCATGAGTATGGCTCCTTTCATTTGGTTTGCTTGTTATGGTTGCGGCGGCGGGCGTTCTGACGGTCCATCGCACGCTTGTAGGCGTCGCCGCGCTTTGGTTTCGGATTGAACTCGCCTTCGGGGTTCTCGGCCTTTCGGCCTACGTTGCGAAGAGCCTCGGCTTCCGGCACCTGAACGCGGCCGTTCGGCTGAACACCCAACGGCGAACCGGGTTGGATGGGGTTGAGCTCCGCATAGGACTTGGCGAAGTCCGCGATATCCTCCGGCGTGCCATCACCCTTGTACAGGGCTTCAAACACCTTGTCAGTGACCTGCGGATACGTGCTCTTCGCAATCAGACGCGCGTTGTCGGCACGCACCTGGGCAAGCTCGGCCTGAACCTGCTGCACCTGCTTGAGGTTCGCTTCGGCCTGCTTCTCGTTCTTACGGCTCATCGCCTTCCACTTGGCGAGCTCGTTGTCACCGGGGTTTTCCTCCGGCTTGACGTTTTCATTGTTTTCCTGAATGTCGGCGGTCGTTTCTGCCGCGCCCGTTTCAGGCTGAGACTGCTGAACCGTTTCGGTTTCGGCAGTGTTCTGTTCTTCCTTGGTAGGCATCCGCCCGCCCCTTTCATTCACGCGGCCAAACCGAGGGTCGACCGCAGGTATTGGAGCCATGCCCTCTGATAGGACATGGCTTGTCTTAAATGCACCGAAGGCCGGAAGCTGTACTTTCGACCCTCGAATGGAAAATCGTCTTCCTCGCCCGTATCCAGCACTTTCTGATAATGCTGTTGAAACTCCATAGCCCTCGCATACATGCGCTGCAACGCGGTGCGCGTCATCTTCAGGTCAGGGATATGCCATTCCGGCGCGGGAGTGCCGTCATCGTATTCACGCCGCCACTGGGACTGCGTGAGAATCGGCCCGATCTCGCTATGCGATTCCATGATGACGCGCACGCTTTTCAGGTCAGCGGCTGACGTGCTGCCAGCCTTCCTGTAGATGGCGTCCAAATCCTCCCGGTTGAGTTTCAGACCGGGGTCATTGTTCGCGGTGATCGGGGCGACGGTGCATTTGCAGTTGTTGTGCATGGGCAGAAGGTCGGCCGTGGAAAACACGTTCGTGGCCGCGACGGCGCACAGGCCGCACGTGCCGGTCTTGGAAAGCTCGGGGTGTATGACCCTACGGTATTTTCTGACGCCGGAACCGTGGAATCGTTGCGTGGCCGCACTGTTCATGGCTATCTGACCATCGGTGTTCGCATTGTCCGTCAACCGTTTCACGGCGGCGTCAAGCCAATCATCGACGGCCTTCTGCACGTAATCGTCCAGATTGTCCCATGCCAGCGGGCGTATCGACGGGTCCCTTACGGCCATGCTCCGATAGGCGTCGGCAGGACGCACGCTCACCGCCCAAGGGTCGGTGTTGTCCCTTGTGACGATGTATTCGGGAATCTGACCATCCGAAGGCATGTTCACCATGCCGAGCATCACGTCCGCATAGGAGACGCCCAGATGACGCATGGCTTTGATGAACGCGATCTGATTCTGTGTTATCCACGCGGACACGCCCTGTGTTATCGCGTCGTTCCACCAGTCGGCGGGGTCGAGCGACTTCCACATGTTCCACGCACGCTGCACGTAGGCGTCGACCAGCGCCTGACGCTGCCGTTCCATGACGGTCAGCGCCTGTGTCATGTCGGCCATCACGTCACCTCATTGGTGGAGTCCAACGTCTCGTCGCCCAGAACGTCGTTCAGGTCAGGGATGGTCGATGTCGAATCCAACGTGTCCTGCAAGGTGGGAGCCGACTGCTGTGAGGTCTTGCCTTCGACCAGAGTGTTCTCCTGACTCAGAGCGGTGGCGAAAGCCGTGTCCTGCAAGTCCTGCATGGCTTCGGCTATATCCATCTCGCTCATGTTCAGGAACCGTCGCATGATGGTTTTGACCGGCAGCAGTCCCTTCACATAGTTGGCGGCTTGCGCCTGCTCCAAATCGGTGGGAGTTTCGACCGGCTGCCACATCGTCTCGAAACGTTCATCGGCGGCGGACTGCTGGCCGCTTGCGACCAACGCCATGCGAAGCAGCAGCACGAACGCATCATTGGCACGCTCGTTCATGTCCTGCACCTTGAGCCTCAACATGCGGGTGGTGAGCTTCGCTCCCTCCGCGCTGCCGGAAACGTCAGGGCTGAGAATCGACAACGGGGTGCCGGACGCGCCGGCCAACTGTTTGATGTCCGTGTTCGCGGCGGAGACAATCGGCGTGATGTCCGTCACGGAGCTTTCGCCCATCTTCGCGTCCTTCGGCATCAGCCACAAGGCGGCAGGGCCAAGCTCGAACAAGGACGAGTAGTCGATCTTTTCGCCGGCACGCGCACGGTTGGCCTTCACGGCCGGGTCCTGCTTCGTGTAATACTCGGGAAGGTCGCCGGACACCCAACGCTGTTTGAACGCCTGCATCTCCTGAATGCAGAAACGTTGGAAACGCTGCTGGTCGATGGCGCTCAACGTCGGAAGATGAGGCTCGAACTGGCCTCGACCGGTCGCGGTCTTCAACTGGACGATGGGCAGGCAACCGCAGTCACGGGCGAAATCAAGACCATCGGAACTGGCCGCGCCCACCCATTCGAACAAGGCGGGCAACAACGGTTTCTTCTTGGAATCATCGTTCGCCAGCTCATACACGGCATCCTCATAGTCGGGACTGTCGGTCGGCAGCGTCCGCGACTCCACCTCACGTCTGGCGACACGACCATACACATCGGTCACATTGCCCTTATCGTCACGGACCAGACGGTACAAGGCGATGTTCTCGGTGCCTTCATCCGCGTCATACGAGTAGACGATGGCCGCGCTCTTATCGTCGGAAACGACGGTATCCCAAGGGCTGAGCCTCGAAATGTAGGCCGGGTTAGGCGTCGACCACGCCTGCGCATAGGCGGCACCGTAAATCGATGCGTCACGCAGCATGTTCAACGATTTCAGGTTCATGCCCGACTTCTGCCACATGTCGTCTGCGGCGGTGGAACGTATCGCCTTGTCCGACACCAGACGGAAGCCGGTGGGCTTCTCCGAGGTGATGACCGCGTTCGCTATCGTGCTCGCCAAGTTCATCGGGCAGATGTCCACGAACCTGCGGTAGATGTCCGAACTGGTCACATCCATGTTGCGGGGGACCGCCTTCGTGGGTACGGTCTCCTTGCCGTCGTAGAACGTTTTCAACCGGCACAGCATGGGGATACGGTTCACCAGCCGGTTCGCCAACCGGGTAAGCACCACGCCGTCGCCTCCCGGTTCGACATCATCGGGAACCAACGACTCCAACTGCACGGCCATATCTCACCGTCCTTCTAATAAGTCACTCGGGTAACGTGGGTGCGCACCCTCGGCGCACGGGAACTGGCCTGTTCCAGATAACGGGTACGCGCCGTATATGCGAGGACGCCTGCGATGCAGGCGTCTATCTTCAACGGACTGTTCGGCGTCTCCTTGTACACGAGGTACTGAGTGGAGCCATCGGCGTTCGTCCTGCGCAGGTTCTTCCTTCGCGCGTTTCTGAAATGCGCGAGAAGCCTCGGGTCGGCCAACAGTGCGACATCACCGATGACGGGATTGTCCTCGTCATCGCACGCCGTCCATTCACGGCAGAACGCGGTATGCATGTCCACATACGCCTGCTTCATGTCCGACTCCCAATTGTTCGTGTGGAACATGATCGGGTCGCCGTTGTTGCGCTGGCCCACAAGGTCGAGATACGAGTAGTCGGTTTCCCAGCCGATAATGAGGTCACGCCAGCCGTGGACATCCGCGAAGAAGCCGACAACGTTGTAGTTGTCCAGCATCCAGCGAACCTTGCGGTCGAACGCCTCCACATCGACCTGCCAGTCAGCGGCCTCGGGGCCTTCGGGCTTCTGTTCCAGTTTGATAAGGAACAACAGGCCGTCCCTGACACGGCAGCCGACCAAGGCGGTCGCATCATCGGAAAGCGAACCGTCGAAGCCAAGCGTTATCTCGTCCTCGTCCGAAATAATGTCCTTCCAAGGCGCTGCCTCGTCCAAGTCGGTGCCCTCGGGAACGCCCGCATACAATGCGATGCCCGCGAGATGGCTTTTCAACAGGGATTCGGACAGCCAAGCGTCGGAAACGCTCGTGAGACTGTTCAGGTAGTAGCGAATCGAATCGCCCACATCGGAAGCCGGGTCGAGGATATCCGCGATAGGGCCGCGAATATCAACCCAGCCGTCCTTCGACGGGCCCGGCTCCACGCCGGGGGAGCGAAGCGAATACCCGTCATCGCTCACACCCTCGTCGTTGACCGGCACGATGCTGCCGTCAGCGAGAATGATATGGTCCTTGCCGTCCCTTGACTTCGCGGCGGAACCATACGCCTCATACAGGCCATGCTTCAGTTTGCCCGCATCACCCAGGTCCTCGATGTTCAAAGGCGAATACCTGTGGTCGAACAGCAGCTTCGGGTCCTTGATGCGACCCTCTCGAATATCCTGAGCGTGCTTGTAGGTCTCCTCGGCGATACTGTTCTCGCCGGGACGGTACATGGTCGTGGTTTCCAACACCCACGGTTCGGCGTCGCCCATACGCTTCGAAAGATTACGTTTCAGCGTATGATACGTGGCCTTCAACCGGGGAACGTTGTACAAGTGGGATTCGTCGGCGATGATGAACGTCTGCTTGCCGCCGTCATGCGTGGAAGAACCGGTGGCACCGGGCTTGATCGAACCACCCTCCGGCAGCAGGATACGGGTTTCACCGACATCAAGACCATAACCGCGCAACTGGCTCAAAGGCCCGTTCTCGCAGTTGTACTTCATCACCTGATAAACGTTATCCGTCTGTTCTTCGGCGGTGGCGATGCACACCACGTTCGGGCCCTGCACGGGACGGCCCATAGGCTCGCCCGGCAGATACTCGTAAGTCTGGCCGAGGAACGTGTAGGTTTCCCCGCCCTTCGCCCAACCGGCGAAACGGCATGGGCCCAAAGCCTCGAACAAACCCAGACGGCCACCCTTGCCGGACTTGTCACAACCCTTGGGGCGACTCAGGAACACATGGTTGAAACGACGCTGCCCATACTTGTCGAGCGCGTAACAGTCCACGTAGAACCGCGCATACTCAGGACTCTCATACACGGGCATGTCATACGCGGGCTCCGAACCCACGACGCAGAACGACTGTATCCACCACAAGGCAAGCCAGCCAAGCGAACGCTCCCTATCCTCGGCGGTCAGATTAGGGATAACGTCATGCATCAGCCCACCGCCCGACGCTGCCTACGTGCTTCCTCCATGCTGATGACGTTCGAGGAACCCGAATACGAGGACGCCTTCAAATCATTCGCCTGAGGCGCGTCGAACTTCAAATCGTTACGCGCCTTCGGAGTGACGCCGATCATGGCCTCACGCTGGCGAATCTCAGCCGCCAGAATCGCACGCCCCTTACGGGAACGTTTGAAATCATCCTTGAGCAGCGCCGTATCCAACACGAAATCCCAGTCAGGGCCGACGCCCATACGCTGAGCCAACGGGCTACGACGCAAATCCTCATACCAGCGGCGAGTGACCGGCAACCATTCATCGCCCGTATCCGGGCGAACATCAGGCAGTTCCGGCCCAACCGGCTCCTCGGGACTGCTCAGCAAAGGCATCGCGGCTATCTTGGACGCCCTACGCCCGTTTCCTGCCATGATTCACGCTCCGTTTCCGCCCATTCCGGGCTGTCCGACGCACGGGCTTTTCGCCCCTGCACCGGTCGTGAACGAGAATGCGGTTCTCCAAAGTCGCTGAATGCGACTTCTCCAAAGGAACCTTCCACTCAAAAGCCGCGCCGTCAGGCCCGGCACTATCTACATCGACCAGTCCGCCGCACTTCTGGCAACGGCCGGCACACTTCTCAATCACCTGCGAACGGGTGAAAGACTCGACAACCATCCGAGGCCGTTCAGCCGGTTCCACCGTCCGCTCATGCAACACGGTTTCAGGACGCGACGGCAGCTCGGGATGCAGTTGACGTTTACGGAAATACCTCAAACGGCACTTGTCCGAACAGAACAAGCGAGAGGAACGCTCAGGGTCGAACCATTTGAAGCACACCGGACACATGCGGGTGCGCAGTCTCCTCAACGGAGTGCCGGAATAGTAGTTCCGGTTGTAATGCTCCCTGCACAACCCTTTGGCGCACACCGGGTTAAGACACCCGAACACAGCGCAACGCTCTATCGAAAAGCCGGCCTCGAATACCATTCGGCCTCCTCGCGGCTCCTACGCTTTTCCACCCGAGCCTCACCACTCTCACGAGCGGTTTTCTGCTTATGGTGATATGAGCACAACGCCCACAGGTTCGACGGGGAATCATCATCAGGCTCACCGTTCTTCGCGCGAACCTTATGATCGACCTCATTGGCAGGATAGCCGCAAATATGCTTCGCCCCCGTATGCCAGTCGGTCACAATCCACTGGCATCGATGGTGGTCCCGCTCTAATATCCGCTTGCGGGTCCGCTCCCATCCGGGGTTGAACCGTGCATCACGGTTGGAAGATGACCAAGCCACGATGACTCCTTACACGTAGGGGGCGGAGCCGGTGGGAGCGTGGCGAGCGAGCATTCCAACGGGGTTAATCCAAATACAGGGGATGTTGGTCCACGAGCCACCGGCTCCTAGAGGCAATCCCGAGAATCGAACTCGAACCTGCGCTTTACGAGAGCGCCGCTCTTCCAATGAGCTAGAATGCCATGCCTCCCACTAGGGGAGCGCTGTTCAGTTATCGCCGCACGGCATGGCATGAAGCCGCCGCCGACATCCGGCGATGACCCAAGAAGCCGTCACCGCCTGTAATCGCCTCTTCTTGAAGGCGTTGTGGTACCGGAGTGGACTCGAACCACCGACCCTATGACCGTAGCCATACGCTCTAGCCGCTGAGCTACCGGCATCGCATACCCGGTGAGAATCGAACTCACGTCACCGGTTTTGGAGACCGGTACTCTACCATTGAGCTACGGGCATATAGGGATAGTCGAACCCCCACGACAGTCAGGGCCTTGACCAGCCTCACCGACCATCTCGCGGATGATGCAAGATTTGCACTTGCGAACCTTTTACGGTTTACGGCCTAGCAAGCCGCCGCATTCGTCTACTCTGCCAATCATCCACGGCCACGCCCCCGGTCCAAGAAAACAACACCAATACAAAACGGAATCCCAGAGAACTCGACCTTACAAATCCTCGTAAAACTGTTTTGACGGTTCGGTTTTCAAAAAAGGCGTGGCCTAGTCGTGAGAGAGGGAATCGAACCCACAACACACCGGGTTTGAGCCGGCGTCCTCTACCAATTGGGATATCTCACGCAAATACAAGAAAACCCCGCGACTGCGGGGCCTCACCTTGTCAGGAACCCGAGCTTCGCTCCAATCCCCGACAATCCATCTACACGACATTTTACTCACAACAAGCGTTGCAGCAAGCGTTGCAAGAGTATTCCCACCACCAATGAAACGCTAATTCAAAAAACAGCCCAGCAGATCATTCACGAGCAGAACCATTGTCCGTGCGGCCCCCACGTCTTACCGGGGTGGGGCTCTCCCACCCCCATGTGTGCGCGTGCGCGTGTACGCGCGTGTGGGCGTGCGTGTGGGCGTGCGTGTGGGCGTGCGTGTGCGTGTGCGTGCGCGTATCCGCGCGTGTACGCGCGTAGGCGTGTGCGTATGGGCGCGTGCGCATACATGCGTGGTTATGGGACTGTGAGCGGCGGTAGACCTGGCCACGGTATGCAAGCCCTGCACCTATGACAACGTGCTGGACATCACGGCCATAGCCCTCGGTATCGAGATGGACGACAACGAGGAATACCCCGCCGAGCTCTACCGCAAGTTCGACCGAGTGTGGGCCGAGCTCAACTACTGACAGCGCCGCCGATAGGCGGGTACTGGGTTCGAGTCCCAGCGGCGCACGAAGTCCCGGTGATAGGTGAGAGCTATCCCGAGTGACATGAGAGTTTGAGAATTGAATAGTGTTACCGATACCCAGTCAAGGACTGGTGAGGGATAATGAAGCAAGGCAGAGGTCTTGCGAGTAGTGCGGGGGCCGCTGAGAGAACGCGGCGCGATGGCATCAGAAACTCCGTCTGCGAATAAGCCAAAGGTATAATTAGGCCCACTGAAACAGATAGCGAGGTGGGCCATGGACTACAGGGAATTGCAAGACAGCAAGAATCTGGATAATCAACAGTTAGCCGATAAAATCGGCATACCTCGTACCACGGTATCCAAGTACAAGAATGGGCATCTCGATACAAAAAACATGACGTTAGAGATGGCCGTTAAATGGTTACGTGCGTTGGGGCGGCGCAAGATGGCTAACGATTTATCCGAGATGTTTGCGCTTGCTGAGGCTCCAAGCGAGTCGAAAGAAAACACTAGCGAAAGCTAGGTGTGTGCCCTAATCAATTCTTCGCCTGACTGTGGGCCTTGTACACAGTCGGCCTAGCTCACTGGGTTTATCCCATAGTCTAGGCACTCATAGCGTGTCCCAAGGTGGACGGGATACGCTGGAACCTGTTATATCGAAAGGTGGTGAGCCGTGCCGGTTGGCGATATCGTCGTTGACCCGCGTATCCAGACTCGACATCCCGACGTGTCCGCTGATTCGGTGCGCGTGGCATGGTCGAACGTCGTGCGGTTTATGGCGCGTGAGGATACCGACCCGTTGCGTTATGTGGCGGTTGGATACGACGAGTACGGGCGTTTGCTGGAAATGGTGGCGGTACTAGATGAGTCGGATCGTTGGCATGTGTTCCATGCCATGCGTGCGACGCCGAAGGTGCTGCGGGAACTGAAACTTTTGTAAAGGAGGAAGTGTCATGTCTTTTGTTGCGAAGGGTGGCCGTGTGGTCACTGATGACATGTTGGACAAGTGGGCCGACGATGCGGATAACGGCGAGTTCGGCGGAAGGCCGGGTGCGGTGTATTCCGGGCCTGTCGTTCCTGTCGCTCAGGCGGATGCTGTCAGTCGGACGTTTTCGTTAAGCGCTGACATGTCGGCCATGTTGGATGCCGTCGCTAAACGTCGTGGCGTGTCCGCTGATGACATCATGCGGCACGCGCTGGTGCGTGAGTTCGCGTCAGTGTGAGCTGTTTGGCGTGCTGGTTTTCCGACACGCCGATTTGTTTAAACCAAAATGATACGTTATGATATCAATTATCAAGCCCAATCGGGCAAGACAAAAGCAAGTTTGAGAACTTAACAGTGTTTCCCTACATGCAAATGATACATTTTGCTGTCATAATTGGTTTACCTACTACTAGAGAAAGCGGGTAAGCCTATGGGACTTAAGGAACTGCGCAAACAAGCCGACTTAACACAAGTTGAGCTAGCCAAGCGCACTGGAATAGCGCGAACAATCATCAGCAGTTATGAGACCGGGCGGCGAGACGTTCGGAACATGACTCTTGAAAACGCTTTGAAGATATCCAGTGCACTCAACTGCCAACCGAGCGACCTGATGCGTTAAAAGAATGCGGCTAAGTAGCGCCAACTACCTAGCCGCGTGCCTTAAGTTGAAAGTTCTCTAACCAATCAATCAAATCGAGGCTGTGCTATCTTAGCACGCCTCACATGGAAGTGAGGAACCATGCGTAAAATTCTGGCGGCTTCAGCCGCGTTAATCACACTTTTCACCCTGTCCGCTTGCGGTAGTGATACCGCGAACATCCCGCAATGTGAGAACGAAGACGGCTCGGGTCAAGCTGGACTCTGCTACTGGGATAGTGCTCGAATGGGCAACGGACGCGGTACCGGCCTGTACATCTACCAAGACGGCATTCTAATCGACGAACGCTACTAAGTCTTTCAATCAGATTCATTCAGTCGCGCGGCTGTCTCCGCGCTTCATCAATTCAAGGGAGATTCACAATGTCTCGGATAATCATCAAACAGACCGTTATCAACGATACCCGCGTGAGCGTCAAGCAGTGGGATAAGCCGCTGTTGGGCCGGTTCCCGTATACGGTTGTAGTGCAGTACCGGTTCTATGAGCCGGACGGGCGCGCGTACTGGGCTATGGTGCCGCTCGGCCCGGAACATCGCCAGTGCGAAACCGTGGTGGATATGCTCACGCGGTTCGATGAAGCCGTGGCATGGGCTGGGCGAGACGGTTATCATGCCGTCAAACCATGCAAGATGGCGGCTTAACTGACCTGACCGCGATAGCGCGGCGCATTAATCCGCGCTTCCCGCCCATTCGGGCAATTTCAATCAATCAAACCTATAGATCCTATATCACACTAATGGAGGTGTGCCATGCCTGAAGAAATACTGAATCCAAGCGACTTCCACGTTGGCTGGTCGGCCCAATCGTTGGCCGGCGACATCTACGTTATCGTCAAAGCCACTGACAAGACGGTGACGTTCGATAAATACGATACCGTCTGGCTTACCGTTCGGCGTGTCCGGCGTAAGCGTTTCGAGTGGATTGAAGGAGGCTACTTCAAGGACGGTGCATTCACGTTCTGGCCGAGTAATTTTTTCCCGCCTGAGAACGTCTGCAGCCGCAACGATTTCATCCAATCGCATGAGTTTAAGGCGGTGGCATGATGGCACGCTACTTCTACGCTTTCCGCTGGACTTACGGTGTCGGCACGACATGGGATGACGGGTCATGGCCGGGTGAGCTCTACGTGTTCGACTCGATGGCTGAGCGTGACGCTTGGGTTGCCGACGACGTTTTTGATGGTAACTGGCATCGTGAGGCCATTACGGCAAAGGAGGCGCGTCATATCATGGCGGACACGGTTATCGGTTTCGACAATGAGATGATCGCACGGTTCGACGGTAGCCTGTCGGCTGTCGAACGGTACGCGCCCACCGTCGAACTGGTCAAGGCATGGCGGCGTGTTGACATGCAGAATAACCCGGCTAGGTATTACGCGGAGTGATTGCCGTGATCGACCACTGGGGACGCGGCTACTTTGTGCGAGTCCATCGTTAAATCAATCGTTTCGGGGCATGGCGTTGTGGCCGTGCCCCGCTGTTTTAAGGAAATCATCATGCTTAGCGATATCGAGCTTGAAGCGATGTGCTGGAAAGTTGACGCGGAATTGAAAAAACACGCGGCCAACCATGACACTGACTGGTGGGGTATCTACCACTTGTGGGATAGCCCAAACGGCGACTGGGTTAGTGAGGAGGACTGGAATAAGGTGTTCCGAAACCGACCTTTCTACATGGCTACCGCGTACATGCTTTGGGTCAACAACGGGTACAACGTTCGTGAGGTTTGCCGCACTTATAATGAAGACGGCTTACCGGGGCTTAACGCCTTATGCAATGAAGTCCTTGATGAAGATGACGGTACCGGTTGCTATTTCACTGAGGTTGAGTGTGATGAATGCGGGGCTGGATGGTCAGCCGACTGTGTTTGCGACGTTGGAGCTGAGGGCTGATGAAAGTCCGTCGTGTTCTGTTTGTGGCCGTCCTTGTGACGGCCTTTCTCTTGCTTAGGACGTTAGGCGTTATCCAGCCTACGCCCCAATGTTCCACGTCTTACGGCGTTGATGATACCGCCACTTGCGTGTATGGCGATTACGCCTATCACCGTGGCGTGCAAATCTGACAATCGATTTTTTGAAATGAGGTAAACAAAATGAAGAAGCTGGCTAATGACCCGTCGCGTAACGTGAATGCCGTGAGCGGCATGTGGGTACGCTTGCGTAAGGACAATAGTAAGTATGACGTGCGGTATGTAAACGCCCGGCTGAAGCGTATCTGGCGATTGTCGGAAACGTCCGCTGGCACGTCTTGGAATGTTCAGGCCAAGGGTGAGAAGAAATACGCCGAACTGTTGGATGGTATGAAAGCAAGCCAGGCCGACCTTGAACATGGCTGGTTTCTGGTGCCTGACAATGAGCGTAAGGCTTACGGGTTCACGGTTCCCGTGCTGACGGGGATGGATGCTAAAAGCGTTTCCGGTATCACGGTGGCTGATTTTGAGTCCCGTTGGACATGCGAGAACGAACGTGACTTATCCGCCGTTTTCGATTACCGGAGTGGCTTCATCGATGACTTGCGTATGCGCGCGGTGAACACCTTGGAAGGCGTCGCGTGTATGCCTTCCACGCCGCCTGACAATGATGAGATGGAACGTTTGATAGCCGATAGTGGTTTCTCGTTGGACTTGCTAGATAAGAGAGCGCGTGAGATCTACGACTGCGGTTATTCCACCACGTATCAGCGTTATCAGACGGCTATCGTCATGCTTATCGATGATTTGCTGGGGGTGGATTGATGGAAGTCAAGATACCTACGAGTAAGATTCGTGAGGTTATGGAGTCGTCGGGGGCCGTGTACACGCCGGATAATATCGCGGCGGTGCGCGCCAACATTCCGCTTCACACGTCTGATCTGATTTTGGCGGCGTTGAACGCCACCGATCTGCCCGACAAGCGGTTTGCTTTGCCGCTGTTCTAAGTTCTTGCCGTCCAGCTTTTTCCTCACTTCCGCTGGGCGGCAACCCATTTTTTGCTACAAGCCAAATCAATATTTCTTTAGGAGATTATTATGAGCGCTTCAATCAAGCTCACCGTTTATGGCAATTCGACGCCGCTGAAAGGCTGGAGGCATGAGGATACCGTGCATACGTGGCTGTATCCGAATGCCACTTCGGATATGGTTGACATGCTGGACGCGCTGGAATCAGGTGTCAGCCATGACGATGGCTACGATGAATGCGACTATTTCTCGTTGGATGATTACGACGAGTTTCGGGATGGTCTCACACCCGAGTGGCGCGAAGTGTTCCCCGCTTTGCCTGACAATTGGGTTGGCAGTGACGCTGAAATCAGAATCTACTGGTGAAAACTCATATCTCATTCCTAACCCAATATGGTATATGATTGATACCATCTGTTAACCATTAAGGAGGTTGTTATGGGTAAGCTGGTCGCCAATGTCGATGATGATGTCAAGGCGCGTGCCGCCGCGCTCTACGATTCCATGGGCATGAGCCTGAGCACCGCCGTCAACATGTTCCTACGCCAGTCTCTGGTGGACAACGGGTTGCCGTTCAAGCCGACGCGGCACACGCCGGACGGTTATCCGGTGCCGCCTGTTCACAATGCATACATGTTCGAGCGTTCGGAGAAGGGCCATGTGATACTGCCCGCCGATTGGGATGATTCGGAGGATGATGTCTATGACCAGTACGCCAAGTGAACCGCGCCTGTACGACGTGTGGCTGATGTGGGTCGAGTTTCCCGACCATCCCGGTATCGGGAAGCCGCGTCCGGTGGTTATCACCGAGGTTGACGGTGATCTGGTGTCGGGTATCGTGGCGAAGATAACCGGCAACACTGATTGGGATGAGGCCGGTGACGTGCCGCTGCTCGACTGGAAGGCCGAGGGGCTGTTGAAGCCGTCGCTCGTGCGCTGTTCGCAACGCTTCTACTTCAACAGGAGCGAACTGCTGCAATGGTTCGGACGACTCTCGTTGAGGGACGCGGAGCATGTTAACGACGGGTTGAAAGCCACATTGGACATTCCACCATACAGGCGGAGCGTATAGCCGTTATCGTTTTCATGGCCTCATGGACTTGTTCTATGGGGTCATTCTTATAGAAACCATCATTTAGAACCGCATCATAGGGCTTTCTATGGTGCGGTTTTCACATAAATCAGCATTTAGACGGGACTTTAGAGCTGTCTATTATCCCGTTAATCGTTTTACCGGACAATAACAAGGGAGTTTCCATCATGGATGAAGAAACCGAAGTCTACACGATTTACCAGCGCGTGACGCAGATCGAGAAGCGTCACGTCACCGCGCCGAAAGGCTTGACGTTCAACCAGTTGAGCGACTGGGTTGACGAAAACGGCGTTGGAGACCTGTTGGACATTGACGAACTGGACAACGATATGGTCAGCGCCGATTACGAGGACGGCTCTCATGTCAAGAGAAAGTGGGCGAATTGATTACCGCAATCTACCGTTATGAGCGTTTCGACCCCGCCACCAACACCGAGTTGTGGCGGCGTATACCACGCTGGGAGCTGCGTCTCATATGGCTGAAGGCATGGCTTAAACGCGATAAGGCGGCTCGAATCTCTTACGGGGCTTGGCTGTACGCCAATGCTTCAGGCGGCGGGCAATGGTTGGCCGCTGACATGTTGGACTGGAATCAGGAGGTAATCAATGGACGCTGAACGTATGAGAGCCGCCTTGCATGAGGTGTGGAAATACTATGACGAGGCGGGGGAGAGCGGGGAGAACTATGTGCTTGCCCCCGATAATCTCGCCAAGTTCGCCGCCGACCTATGCAAGGAATACCAAAATCTTGATACACAGAAAGCCATAGGACTTGTGGCCTTCTGAGAATTAGCAACCATACCCAAGGAGCTATTATGACTGACTTTGACACGCTTTTCGACGCAACCAACAATGAGAGCGGAATCATCATATTCCCCAACAATGACGTGATTATCGGCAATTGGACGTATTCGGGGCATGGCGTCCCCCGACTCTCCCCGTTCGGTGACACGCTCGTTTCCACCGGCACCATCGATAAGGCTGAGGATAAAGGCTTGGTCAATATCAAGGATTATCTCACCGGATTGGACGGTTTCGACATCGTTTATGACAGGAATGATGATTACCCGCAGATCAAGGCCGATGACATGGCGAGATTGTGGGAGATCGTCAACAATGACGAAACCCTACGGGTGCTTGCCCCAGTCGATTGGAACTAGTGCGTGTCCGGTGCTAATTGACGGGCGGTTACCACGAGTAAAAAAATGCGGCCGGAAGATTAGGCCCTTCCAGCCGTATGATAACCATAAATGTGGGCCCGATTATACAAGAAAACCCGTGGAACACTCGGAATAGAGTCGTTCCACGGGTTTTTATTATTGAGACTGTTAGAAGCCGCCACTGCCTCTCATGGAAGCACACTAGGACGGCATTCTTATTCCCGGTAATCGTCGTAGATCTCAATACCGATGGGATACTCTGAGTAACCGGTGTCCTGCACGACGATACGGCCTTCGTTCGTATAGACGGTCAACGGGTCATCGTCCGTGATCCACTTCTTCTCGATGCGGGAGCCTTTCTCGGTGACTCCTTTACTTAGTTGGCGTTCAAACGGTTCGTGGACTTCCACGAGACGAGCGTTCTTGTAAGGCGAGTCATTAGGGGAAAAGAGGTAAGTAGTTCGGTCGATGATGTAGCTCATTGTTCCTCCTCTGTTGTTTTAACGGCATCGGCCAGGAACTCCATAACGCAGCGGAACAGTTCGGATTGCACGTATGCGACAAGCTCATTTGAGACCGTCATGTGCTTGCATGCCTTGGCCTTGTGCCGGTATCCGAGAATCTCGGCGTTGTACAAGCCCATCGCAACATGCACGCACTCATGGCTGACGATATGCGGCAGCAGGTGTTCGCGGCTCAAATAGATCACGCACATGGGGGAGTTCCCGTATTTCACCACATTGGTCTGCGTGTCGATTGGCGCGGACTGCATGAGGGTAATTCCGGCTGTGCCGTTTTCGAACGCGGCATCTCCAATCGGCCTGTCGAGGTCATTGGATTCGATGGAGGATTCCACCAAGTCGATGCAGGCGGCTCTCCGCATGGTTTCCTCAGTGTCGTACACGCGGACTTCCACGCTGACCTTATGCGAGAACTCGGTCAGGTCGATGATGCAGCGTTCGTATTTAAACGACGCGGTTTTCTCTTCGGTCATGGTTTCCTCGTGGATTCGATAAGGATGATTAGACTCAGCAACATTATGAACAAGGCTATGGGGAGAATGCTCATAGCTTGCCTTTTGCTTTTCTCATGTAGTATCCCTCAGCGGACAATACTTCGAGTGGATTGATGTTGCGAAGCACGTCAACCCATGTAGGGTAGGGGGTGAAAACATTCGGGCCGAGATCACCAATGACGAAGAACCATATAGATCCACCTCTAAAGACGATAAGTTTCAGCCATTTCCGGTTCGGATAATCGACTTTCAGCCAGTACTCGCCATCCTGTTGTGGTTCCTCCAAGCGTGGCCTCTTGGGTGCGGGACGGGTGGCATAGGCGAAACCGAGGAGCGAGACCACGAGCATAGCTGTCGGGCCTGTCTCGAACCAGTAACGAACTTTACCTTCATTGTCCCGGACTTTCCGCCCTCCCCAACCGGCGCAGACTCCAGAAGTGCCTACCTCAGCCTGACGCTTGTTTTCCGTAAAGCGGATGAACTGGTACACGTTCGTACTGCCTTTGACGTGAATCAGGTCGCCGGGCTGTAGGTCTTCCCATGCGACGCGAATCTTCTTGCTCACCTGTGGTCCTCCTTGCCGATATCGCTGAATCGTGTGTAAAGCCGGTCGTTCACGACGTACGTGTTGTAATCATCCTGTTGGATGTACCACCAGCGGTTTTGATGGCCGGCCTTCAGATACTCCTCGCACGTGTGGTCGATGGTGTTGTCGGGGTTGACCTTCTGCCTGAACGACAGTTCATCGACCACGTTGTTGCTGGCCACGAGATCGGCTATCCGGTCGATACGCTCCGGCGTGAAATCGGGGGTGACCACGTACACGACACGTACCTTCTGACGGTCGAACCATTTGCGGGGCAATGCCAACGCCACGTCATCGGACAAGCTCGTGGGACGCATGTGATACACCACGCGGTTGAACCTGATCTGCTGCATGACTTGAGCCACGTTGCGTCCGCATTGGAAGTAGCTGGTGTGCATCTCGGTTTCCGTGAGCCAGCCTCCGGCCCTGTGTATCGCCTCCCGGTAGAAGGCGACACGTTTCGATGCTTCCGGCTCGCGCATGGGGAACAGGGGGTCTCCGCCGCCGCTGAAGCTCAGGAACCTCATGGGGTGGTGTTCGCTTTCACGGCTGATGGTCCGCAGCGTGGCCTGCATGTCTGTCACCGGCACGTTCAATCCGGTTTTCCTTACGATGCAGTAGGGGCATGTCCAATGACAGCCGAAATTCGTGATAACCGAATAATGTCCGTTCATTGTGTTTCTCCGATCAGTTGTTCCATGTCTTTCACGTTGTCCTGCTTGCGTTTCAACGCATTGCAGCGACGTATCCACTCGCGTTTGCGCTTATAGACGTTTGTTATCTCCACATTGCTCAACAGTTCGTTGCATGAGCAGACAAGCTGGGGGATGTCCGACTCCGAGTCTGTTTGCACGACGGGTTTCTCCCCGCAGGCGGGGCATTCGGGAACCGGCTCGTCAACCACTGCCTTCAACCGTCTGCAACCGGTATTCCACTTCTGAGCACTCTTGTCTTCAAAAACCGAGGAGAACGAAAGGATGCTTTCGACGTGATCGCACCATTCCAAGAGCTGCCACGAGTCTTTTTCCAGACAGTAGTAGCGGTAGTTGCGGGTGACGCACACATGCTTCAGTTTGGGTACGAGTCCGCAGATGGGGCATGGTTCCACTACCGGTGGCTTAGGTTCCGGTTTTTCGACCGGTTCCGGCTCCTCCAAGTGCAGCAGTCGTTTCAGCCAGTTCATACGTTCCTCGATTCCATCGACTCGTTGAACGCCTTCTGGAACGCATAAACCCCGGCTTTAACGGCCTTTTCGACGGAACCGTCGGGCGGCAGCGTCACTGTCACGTGCGCGCGTGGCTGCATGTCGTCGCCTATGCACACGCTGTCCGGTTCCAGTTCGCCCACCATCGGGACTTCCACGGTGAACGTGGCTAGTTGAAGCGCCTTGGAGTACAAGCTCAATTCCACTTCCGTGGTACCAAGATTGATGCTCATTGAGTAATCTCCCTGTGTCCGAGGAACTTGTTGACGAAGAACGTCTGACCTTTGCCCGTGACTTTCGGTGTCTTGTTGATGGTCGTGTGACCGTCCGAGTGAACCACGGTGGTTTCCTTGATCTCGAACAATCCCAATTCCATAGATTTCTGCGTGGGCATGTTGCGAGAGCTGCCGGTTTTCATCAGCCATCCGTTGTCCCTCAGCCACGCGAACAAGCGCGTGCCGCCAATATCCACGCCATTGCCTTTCAGGACTTTCGCCAAGTCGCCCACGAGGATGCTGGTCTTCGAGGTTTCCACAGCGTCAGCGAACAACGCTTTGGGACGCATCCGTTCGACCTGTGCTTGGGCCTTCTCCTTTTCCGCCCGCTCCTGTTTGATTTGTGTGGCAAGTCGGATAAGGAAGTCGGGTTCGGTGACTGCCTTTTCCAAAGTCGATTCGGTCATGTACGCACCATGCCTGCGAATCGATGGCAGCACCTCGTGCGTGACCCAGCGTTTGAACTCGCGGGCTTCGGGCTTGCGGCTGCGTAACACGAGGGAGTACAAGCCGGACTCGGACACGAAAACGGGTGCCTTGCCGCCGTTCTGGGCAATGTCCGTACTACGGATATTGGTGATTTCATCGGCATCGAGGTATTCCCGAATATGGTTGGTGGCCGTACCGAGAATGGTGCATACGTCCGCTCCAAGGAACCACGGGTTGCCGTGTTCATCGGTTAGGACACGCACCTGAATGCCGTTGAAGTCAAATGGTTGAATCTGATTGCTCACTTGTCGTCTCCTTCCTTGGATTGGTTTTGCGAAACCTGCATGATCTCCCACACGTCCGCGTCCTCCGACAGGCCGGACGCGAGACGGTAGAAATCACTGAACCGGTAAAGCGGATTGCTGTACGCATCCTCGCCCTGCTGGGGCAACTGGCCTCGATGTATCCAACTACGCAAAGTGTTGCGGTTCACGCGCATTCCGCACGCCTTGATGATGTCCAACAGTTCGCCACGGGTTCTCACCGCCTCCGATTGGAGGAGACGTTTCACCCGTTCCGCCCTGATGAGGGCTACCGGCATACTGAAACCGCATTTCGAGCATTTCGCCGTCTCCGCGTCCGCGTAGCAGGAAAGCTGACCCAAGCACTTGTCGGCCGGGCATGGCCCGTACAATACGGTTTCCCCGTCATCGTCCGTGAGAAAACGACGCAGCTTGCGCGTCAGACTGTGCACCAGTTCCGCGTACACGGGCGTGCTGGAATGCTCCACGAGTTTCGGATGATTGGCGATACGGTAAACCATGTCCGACAGTGGCGTGGACTCGGGCAGATTGATTTTCAGACTGCGCATCCACTCGTACAACGTGCCCTGCAAACCCGGATAACCGTGGTCATCGTCCGCGTACAGCAGATCATGCAGGGCTTCGCGCAACGGTGTGGGCGCGGTGCCGGATTGACCGCCGCCACCGTTCTTGTGCCCGTAGGCGCGGTTGATGCGATACTCGCACAGGTCGGGCAGACTGTGTTCCAACCATCGCAGGTCGCCGGTCAACTGGCTGGCGTGCTTGTCGCACAGGAGATTCAGATTCGGTTCGACGCCATGTCCGATAAGCGGTGACGGCGCGTCGGTGACGATATCCCGCCAGCAACCGTGGTAGCGGCAGAGCCTCGTAGTTTCAGTGGAAAAAGACAATAGTGACCTTGACCTTCGGTTTTTTTGAAGGTCTCGGACATGTCAGCAACTCCCAATTATGCCATCAAACCGGTCATGATTCAGCCGGACGGCGTGTCGCCAGAACCTCGTCCAACGCCACGCCCAAACCCGGATTGAAACCACCACCCTCACGCCTGCGCTTGGGTTTCGCGGGCGGCAAACGCAACGGGTCACGCGCGGCCAACGCCACCTGTCGAGACTCGTCCGAGGAACGGCCCATCATGCGCTGCCGGCGATACAACCACGCCTGATCTTCCACTAGTCCCAGACGTTCGCACTCCCGGCCTATCTGCGCTTCGGACGGTTTCGCACCGTTGCGCAGCTTGCGGACGATGCCGTTGATGTCGCCGGAACCACACCAGCGACCCGTGCTGTTGTCCGCGTAGAAGCGTCGAACGGCCTCACGCGCCTCTACCGCCGTGATATCCGAACGCAGTTCCGAATAAAAAGCGTCAAGCTGAACATCATCCCACTGAGCGTTGCCGTGATGCGCGTTAATCAGCGACAACAACGCCGCCGCCTCACCCTTGCTGAGCATTGAGACCTCCCTGCGAGTATCGGGCACGCTCCTCCTCGGTCATGTACTGCCAGGTTTTCGCCATGTTCGCTTCGAGATTCTGCTGGCTGCGGGACTTGACCGGCTGGACTTGCCGGGCCCTTGGGGTCTCCGGTTTGGGTTTCTCCCAGTTGCGTGCGTACAGTTCCCCGCCGATGAACCGGCTGAACGTCTTCACGAACCGTTCCTCGGTGGCCCCGACATACGCTCGGGTTTTGGCTTCAAGAAACTCACGCGGGTCAGCCTCGCCAGCGGCTTTCACGATTTTGGGCCATTCGATTTCCAACTGCATTCGAGCCTGAGAGGTCTTCCCGTCGAACCTGTTCGTCGGGTAAATACGCTCAAGACTGTCGAGCAGTCCATCGAAGTCAGGCTTTGAGGGGGTAGGGGGAGTTGAATTATCTTTAGATAATTCATTCTGGTGTTCTGGTGTTTGTCCCGATGTCACAGCGATGTCACGCTGTGACATGCTTGTGACAGTGGCGTGACCACGTGACTTGCTCTTGCGTTCCTTCGCGTCGGCGCGGGCGTGCAATACCTGCTCCTTGGCGCGATTATGCTTGGTGTAATCATGGATTAGCCAGCCTTCATCGACCTCCTCGAACATGCCTTCGTCCACGAGCGCCCGCACCTGTTCCGGTGTGGCTCCGATGTTCGACAGCAAGGCGCGTCGTGATATGAAGCCGTCCGTGAGCCTGTCGCCGCACAACGAGAGGGCCATGCAGAATATGCCAACGGAATCGGCGTGTCCCATGCGCACGAGGTCACGTATCTTGTCGTTGTCGTAGAAGCCGTTGACGAGCTGCACGTATCCGCGCCTTGCCATCGGTCAATCTCCTTTCCGGGCTGGTTCGCGTCCTAGTCGAGGGAGAGCGGGAAGAACGGTTACGGCTTGTCGAGCTTGTACCCGCAGTAGGGGCATGTCACGTAATATGTGCCCACCGTCTCGCCGCAGTGAGCGCATTTCCACGTATCCGATGCTCATGATTTCTCCTTGACTGGTTTGCAGTTGTGTGGCGCTTGTGAGATTCTGCTGGTCTGGCATGCGTATGATCGGCTGCCGTCGCGGAGGATGATGGTGTCCGCCGTTTCTTCAGCCCAGCCGAGATAGGCAACGAGGGCGAAGAACAGTACGGAGAACAGTACGGCGGCGGCGATGGCGAGTGTTGCGGCCTTGCCAATGCAACTCATTCGTTTACCGCCTTCCGCGCCAGTGCGAGTAGTTCCTTGGCTTGTCGGATATATTCCTCATGGAAGCCGGGAATCTCACCGGCATAATTCCATGCGTCATCCTCGTCTTTCGCCGCGTAGCTATCGACGCCATCCCATTTGCAGCTGTTCCAGCAGAGCCGTTTCGCCACGGCCTCAATCTCTGCATTCGTGGGTGGTGCGTTGCGGCCACGCAGGTATGCTTCCTGCAGATCGTCCGTGTCGCAGTAAAACTGTTCCTTGACATGCGTTCCTTCCCAGTAGCGGGTCGGATACGCCTTCTCAGCTTCATCATCCGCGATGCTCATTCCCACATCTCCGTTTCGTCGTTCCTGTAGTTCTTGCCTTTGCTTCTGTTTATCCCGCCCCATACGCCTTGCAACGGGTAGCCGTTTATCCGTGCATGTTCCGCCGCGTGGCGGGGAAGAACAAGTCAGGGTCCATGTCCCGGCAAGCGGCCTTGTCACGCCAGTCGCCCATCTCCGGCCTCACCTCACATCGGGGCTTATCGCGTCGTCCCTGTATTGGGTAGCCACGCCCGCGCAGCCGGGACAATAGCGGAAATCCGGTTTGATTCGGTTGCCCTCGATGGTGAACCAGTCACGGCTCATGGACTGGCCGCATCGGGAACAGTCGAAGCTGCTGTCCGGGTCGATGAGGCTCGGCCCGTTCACGTCATCCGGGTTCTCGTTGGTCATGTCCGGGCGGAAGACGACTCGCTGATGGATCATAAGCGTGGACATGTCGGTCAACGGCGCGGTCTGCTCATGGTTCTTGAGTTTCGTCCGGTACTCGTAGACCTGTTGGCGTGACACTCCGGCGCGCTCCGCGATCTGCTTCGGCGTCAACTCATCCTCAGAGATAAGCCTCAGCAGCGTGCCCAACGTCTCGGCGGAGAGCTTACGATATCGGCGGGTCCCGCTCATCGTCTACCTCTCTCCACCAGTTGTGACAGCATGGCGGTGGTATCAGTCCTGCTCATTTCGTGTCCTTCCAATGTTTTTCACGCCAGTCGGCTACAGCCTTGCGGTCTTCGTCTGTTAATCCCTCATGGCACTTGAACATGACAAGGCTGAGCGCGAACTCGTAGCCTTCGCTCCACTTGTCAGGCACGCCATGCACATGGTTCTCGTCGAAGAGGTAACGGCAGTAATCATGCAGTTCGTCAATCGTCATTTCGCGTCCTCGCTTTGCTTGGTGGTTTCGGTTTCAGGTTCCTCCCATGGGACTGCCAGCTTCACGTGGCTGTTCATGATCGCGATGCGAGCCGGATCTTTAAACCACGTAATGCCTTCGACATAATCCACGTATCCGCAAGCAAGCCCATAAATCCCGTCACAGCGTTCCGCCCATCCGCTTTTCAGGTAGTATGTTTCGTTCGTATCAAGTTCCACGCGCAGACCCATGTCATGCGGGAGGAGTTCTAACACACCGCTCATTTCGTGTCCTCGCTTGTGAGAATCGCTAGTATGGTGTCCTCGCATTCCGGTTTTGGCAGTGGTTGCGGTGTGCTCATATCCTCGTAGTACTTGTTTAGAGCGTGCAAGCTTGTTTGCGTGTCTGGGTTGTCGGAATCGTAAAATACGGTCAGCCAGTCATACTGTGAGTTTTGCACGTATTGCAAGTGCAGTGGACAGAAGAATCGCGGCTCATTATCATTTGTGAACAGGCACAACCAGTCTTCGTCGTCGGTAATGTCCATGATTGCGTTTTCCTCGCTCGTTGCCCAGAAGTCGTACTGCATGCAACAGCCCGGGTAGTCACATTTTGCCAAGTAGGTTGTTCTCACTCTCATGCTCATTTCCTGTCCCTTTCCCAAATATTCTCAACCATCCCGCACCACTTATCCCATGCTTCCTCTCTCGTATCGGCATAAGGGGCTTCCAAGTGGGTGCAGAAAAACATGTAGCGGCCTCTCCATTCGAATATGAGCGGGACACATCCGTAGAGGGGGCAGCAGTGCCGAATCTTCGATGCTAGATTGAACATGTTCGTCTCCTTAAATCTCGTATGAAGTTGTGGCGGCTTCGCCAGTCCGAGGGCGTGCCGCTCGTCGCCGTGAGCAGCACGCCGTCATCGAATATCTTCCAGTGGCCGCTGCCGGCGCGTACCACCGTGTAGCCGTGCGAGGCTATCCAATGCATGAGTTTGCGGTCATCTCCACGCGCGGTCATGCTTTGAGCCTCATCTTCAACGCGAGACCGTTTTCATGCACGCTGCCCTTATCGAAGCCCATGAAACCGTTGAATAGTTCGTATTCGAGCAATACGGTGTCCACGCGGAACTCGTCGTACTGATGGTTTTTGATGCGTTCCATGACAAGCCTCATCGATGCGACGGTATCCCTGCTGTCGGCCTGTATGGGAATGAGATACGGCCAAAGATTCCATTCGCCCGGATGATCGTTCAGCCAACGGGCGAAATCAACGAGTTTCCTATCTTCCATCATTTCCCCTTAGGAGCGTTCCCTCACGATATAGTCCGGGTGTTCCCGGCAATAGTCGTATATCAGTTTCAACCATGCGATGGCGCTGTCCACGCTGCCCCAATAGTTCGGCGGATTGTATTTGCCGCGCAAAACATACAATGGTTCCAAGTAGATGTCTTTCAACGCCTTGTCGATACGGGCTGCGGCCTCCCCGGCCGTCAACCCGTCCAGGTCATGCTTAGGATTGACCTTGTAATCGGTGAAAAACGCGGATAGATTATACGTGTAGTTGAAATAATGGCCATGAGCGGTCCGCACATGCTCGCCGTCCCGTTCGCATACGTCAAACCATTCCGGTTCCGGCAAGTCCTTGTCCACTATGAACAGGTCGTAGCTCATTCTTCGTCTCCTTCGATGATTCCATGTCCTGCTATCAATGCGAGGGTCTTTAAGTCGGTGAGCACGGGCTGGTTGTCCATGCTTGACAACGTGTTCAAGCCGAGACCCTTCTGTTTGAACACGACGAACCAGTAAGGTGCGTCAGCGTTACCCGCCTCGGTACGGCCCTCCTGCATCCACTCCTTGAGTCTCCCCGTATAGGTGCTGTAGTTTTTACACTCCAATACGACCGGCTGGCCGTGGATACGCAGACCGGTGATATCGCCCTGGTCTTTCGTCCCATGCAACACTTCACGGTGTATCGTCTGCTCGCTGTCACCCAACCGGGCGCGCAAATAGTTGACCACCTTGGATTCAAGCAGTGTGCCTTTGGCTTTCTGTCGGCTCATTCGTCCATCCACCATTCAGTCGGGTCATCGTGAAACTGGCAGTCCACGCAGTCCCCGAATACGTTCAAGATTCCTCCGCAGTACGGGCAATGCTCATACTGGACGGGCAGATAACTCGGTCTCATAATCAGAACTCCGGGTTGTCTCGTAGTCGTTTTTGCACGTCCCCGCGCATCTGCTCGATCACATCGACCCGAAGTCCGGTAGCCAAGCGAATCTCCTCTGCCGGACGGTTCGAGTCTTCAATGAGCAGTTGCCATGCTTTACTTTTCGCTTTGCTCAACATGAGCCCCCTTCTCCAAATTAGAGCTGATACGCACCCGATAGTCGGTGATGCTCCAAGTCAGATGGTTCAACTGCCAGACGGTGAGTCCAAGAAAAACCAGCAGACAAAACGCTTGAACAATGGCCATCATCGTATTCTTTGACGTGATGCCCACCGCGAGGGAGAACGAGCAAAACATGTCCCACCCCAAATACCAGTACACGGACCATAATCCGGGTTTGCTGCCGTCACGTCGTTCGTAAACCGTGACCATATCCTTGTCACTCATTTCGATTCCTTCTTCTGCTCCTGTTCACGCCACCCCATACGCCTTGCAATGGGTAGCCGCTGATTCTGTCGTGTTGCGCCGCGTACCGTGCGCATTCGCATATCGCCGGACATTGGGCGCAGGCCTTGAGCGCCAATCGTTCCTCGCTGGACGTGGTTGGGAAGAACAAGTCAGGGTCCATGTCACGGCACGCGGCCTTGTCACGCCAGCCGCTCAATTCAATTCCTTCTTCGCGTTTTGAGACTACTTACGCTCATGATTCCTCCTTGAGCGTGGTGACATATGCGATGGCCTTGCGTTCACGTTTCGCGTACTTCTCGCATTTGCGCTTGAGACGTTTGAGGCTCATGGCGTACAGGAAGTCTCTGAAGTTGCCGTCTTCGCAGATTTTGGCTTGATAACGGCCGCAGGTGCCTTCCGCGCTGATATGCGCGACCAAATGGTCTGTAAGCTGAATCTCGTTCATGCGTTTTCCTTTCGATATGGGTTTGGCGTGTATTCGGGCGGTTCCTCGCCGGGCATGGGGTTCATGTTCTTGAGGGCTTGGATATATCCGTTCTCCCATGCCTGTTCGGCTATCTGCCGGTCGTGTTCGTCTATGGCGGGTTTGAAAGCCGCCAGCAACAGGTCTTCGCTGTACAACTCGCCTTGTTCCCAGACGGAATCGCAAGCCATGCGCAGCAGTTCCCTGAAATCCTCGGGAATATAGTCTGGATGAATTGTTTCGTCGTGTCCGCTCATTGTCCGCCTCCCATTTCCTTCTCTCGCGCCATGATCTCCACGTCGTCGGCGAGCATCCTCAGCACGCCGGCGAGCGTGCCATACGATTCGGCGGTCGGATACACCGTCTTGCTGACATACACGTCCCACCTGTCGGAACCTTGATGATTGTCGGCCTTGAGGATAATGAGCGGGTCGGCGTCGATGAAACGACCGTCCTTCATGCCCCGCACTTTGAGCATCAGACGTATCGAATCCGCCTGCTCGCTCGTGTTACCCAAAATATCCAGAGTGCTCATCGTCCACCTCGCAGTTCCTTCTCCTCGTTCGCGATTGATTGGAGGATGTCCTCCAGGTCGCCGAGCTCGTTCCGGCTCAACCGGATGCGGCGGATGCTGTCGCCATCATGAGTGGCCAGCACCCATGAGCGGGTGCCGTTTCGGCCGTCTCCGGGAATCCAGCTCAGGGTCACATTCCCGCAGGAGGCACCTGTGACCATGCCGCACCGTCGTTCGATCTCCACGTCCGTCCCCCTCGTCGCCTTCATCGTCCGTCTCCGTGAAATCGTTGAGCGATGGGCTGGAACAGCTCATATCCCTTCTGGGCCCACATCTCCAGTGTTTTGAGGATCACGAGAATCGACAGTGAGTCGAGCCCGTCATCAGCCAGTTTGGGAATGTTGTTGTACTCTGTGTCCAGTTCCATACGCCCGTTCCGGCCGCTGGTGAATGTGAATCCCAGCATGTCCACGGGCGTTCCGGTTTCCTCCGGTGTGATGGTCAACCGGACCTTGAACTTCTTGCCCAACGGCATCGCCTTGTCTCTCATCGTCTGCCTCCCAGACTCTCGCGAATCCGCTCCACATCAGCATTCATCGTCTGCCTCCGTGATTTCCTCGCTGACTGGTAGGGTGCGATAGATTTTTGTGATTCGCCACGTGCCCGGCGTCTCGTGGATATGCTTCACAGCGGCCTCATAGGAATTGAAAGTGACGGTCGGATACAGCATCTCGATAGCCGAATCGACCAGATATTCTTCCTTGGTCTCCAACTTCATCGTCCGTCTTCCTGACTCATGTAGGTCAACGTGAAGCATTTATCACCGTTGCATATGCGGTTCCAAGCGGCGATATTGTATTGCAACTGATACGGGGCGGGCTTCCGTGAACAACCTCCCTCGAAGCCGAGCCCGCAGACAGTGCAGCGGAACATCACGATAAAGAACGTGTATTCAGGCAACCCCTGCACGCCGTCCCGCTCCCATTTCGCCTTGACCTTGCCCCCACAACGAGGACACGGGCTAATCCTGTGGAACCTCACCAGACTCACCTCCCTCAAGAGGCGCGTTCAAATCCACCTGTTCGATACGCGCACGCTCCTGTAAGATGTTCGCGTATGTCCCCATCGCGTACAATTGGCTTTCAAGGAGCTGGAAGGAGCACGCGGGCGTGAAGTCCAACGTGCCCTCCGCGTAGCCCTCAAGCATGTGCGCCAGCTTGCTGATACGCTCCTGCAATTCTCGATGTTCGCGGATCATCCGCTGCTTGTAATCACTCATTGGTTGTCTCCTTCGGTTTGGTTTTGTAATATCTTTCTCTTGGAGGTCATCAGCCTCCTCGATACGCTCGTAGTTGGGGTCATCCAACAATTCGACGGTATCGACGTAACTGGGAATGATGGGCTGCGTATCAGATGATTCAGCCGAGAACACGTGTAAATATGTTCGATGCGCGTCGAGTTGCATCGAAAGGCTACATATACCGTCCGTGTCTCTGGAACGCCGCACGAGCTTCCCTATGAATACGTCTCCGTTCTCCATTGTCACCTTGACTCGCTTATCGAGATTCTGAATCTCCATAAGGGTCTTACCTGCCCAGAATGGTTTCTCACTCATTGATAGCCTCCTTGGCTAGTTGTCGTTTACGTTTCCGCTTCGCCTCATACTGGGCGTATTTCTCGGGATGCTCCGACCTCCAACGGCGATGGTATTCAGCCATCTCACGCTGATGGGCGGCGGCATACTTACGAGCCGAAGCCCGAGCCTGAGCCAAATGCTCCGACCGGTACCGGCGTGCATACTCATTACGTTTCTCACGATTACGAGCGTTCCGCCGATTCGCCAGATCACGCAGATGCTGCGCATACTCGGGGTCGGTTCGACGCCGTTCCCTGACACGACAGTTCCGGCACATGCCATCCTTGCCGACCCGGCACATGCCACCGCACCAATCGCATTTCGGATGACGTTCAGTTATCAGGCCGGACAGTTCGCCGCCGTTCCGGCAATAGTCGATGAACTCCTCATCGGTCATGTCATCAACGTTCACAGCCACACCTCCCCATTAGTGAACCTGCGGAACAACACAGGGTCGAGCTTGTACAACGCCCGCCGAAACTGCGGGTCACGGCAGAGCAGGATGAACAACAGGCTTACTGCTTCGGCGGTTCGCATCGCGTCCAACCTCCCTTATCGTCCAGAAGCACCCAACCATGTTGGGCGGTGAGAATCGGCACCAGTTCGGGGTGATCGTTGAAACCGCTCACGATGTACCCCAAGCTCATGGCCTCACGCGGATGGGCGTGAATCCACCCATGACATCCCGTATCGCCACTCCCACACGCCAAGATGAGGTTCGACGCCTCATGCAGTCCCGGCCACTTGTGTGACCGGAGTCTGCGATGATGCCGGCTGAAACCGCTCCAATGGAATGGTTTGCCGCAGCGGACGCACCGGTATTGGTCGCGTGCGTCCACCAAATCCTTGACGTGTTGGGACGGGTTAGATCTGCCCATTTCCGTATTCGTCCTGGGGTTGGCTCCACGGGTCCGTAGGCTGCTGATACTGCTGTTGCGGTTGCTGGAATCCCTGTTGCGGCTGCTGGAATCCTTGCTGATACTGCTGCTGCGACTGTTGGAAACCAGACTGCTGGGCCTTGGGTTTCGCGCTCAACACCGCAATGGTGCGGGCCGCGACATCCCAATTCTCATACCGTTTCCCATCCTTTTCCGACACTCTTTTGGACAAGCTGCCGTTCACAAGAACCTTCACGCTCATGTTCGGCTGGGACTTCAACTGGCGAACCTGATTCAAAGCATCCTTCGCCTGATTCGACAAGGGACGCACACCATAGAACTGAGGCTCCTTGTCAACCCACTGGTTCGTGTTCTTATCCGTGTAACCCGGATGGACGCTGACGTTGAGAATACTGGAATCCTGAAAATCCTTGATCTCTCCCGCATATCCGGTAAACTCGATGCTTGGTTCTCCGGCCATCACGCATTCCTCCTGTAATTGTTCGTCTTGTGTTTCTCCATGGCCCGCCTGTTGCAGACCAGCATGTGTGATTGGGCTCCGGCGCAATCAACGGCACCGCATGTGGGGCATTGGGGGAGCGTGATCTTGTCCCCGTGAGCCCACAGGCATCTGGCGCACTTGCAGCCCGGCCTCGGGGTGAAAGTCACTCGAAGCTCGCCTCCACCTTCGTGAACGGGAAACGATCATCCCGGACACTGGTCTTGAAGAACTGGCTGCGGGATTGGGACTGGCATGGGAAGGCGGGGGCGATGGTGCCATCATGGGAGAGCACCGGCATCCAACGTTTGCCGTCATGCTTCCACACCGATTCGGTGCGAGCCTTGTAGAAGCCCGGCTCCTTCGGAAGGTCATCCATCGTGTACGGTCCGCGGTACGCATATTGGAAAAAGGAGTCATCCACCCACCACCCGTCCGGAAAGCCGAGCTCCCCGATACTCAGGCACAGGGTCTGTCCGCCAATACGGTCAGAATCCGTCTTCTTCACCGTGTACTCGTTGCCGTTCTTCACCACCACTTTGTCGCCGGGGCGAACCTTCGTGATATCGGTGATACGCTCACGGAAAGCATCATCCACCAGTTCGATGGACTTGATACCGGAGTAAGGGACGAAAGTCGAGGATGAACGAATGGCGGGAGAAAGAGAGACGCAATGAGCAACGTTTCCCACCATGTCGAGCGTACTGGTCATCGTGTCGCCGTTATTCCACGTTATCTTGACACGCAGCCCTTCCAGCTCCCCGCAGGTCTTGCCTTTCCAGAACGGTTTCTTGTCATCATCTTCAGCCTGCTTGACGGATTCCGTCTCGGGCTTCGACTCGTACACATGCACGTTCCGAGCGGAACCGGTACTGTACCCATCGCCAAAATCCAAGAAAACCACGAGATTGCCTTCATCCTCGGTCTCGATGTACAGTGGCGGCTTATGGCCCATACTCATGATGAGAACGTCCACCATGCTTTCCTGGTTCTTCATCTCATGCAGTTCGCCCGCATAATGCCCGTCCGCATCATCAAACTCAACCCACATGCCCGGCTTCACGTCGTTCAAACCAATCTCACTGCTCACTGGGAGCCTCCTTAACCTTGTCGTTATGCTGTCGATAAGCGTCGATGAACCGTTGCGCCTGATATTCGGTCAACGTGCCATAAGCGACCCGCGTTTGCAGGACGTTGCCGATGAAACCGTTCTCCTGGCCCACCGGAATCTTGCAGTCTTCAAGAATCCGGTCGATCTGTGTTTTCTGCTCGTCGGTCATACCCTTGACAGAACGCTTTTTGTAGCCGCTCGTCTCACCGTCATCATCCGTGGTCGCCAGTCCGAACGCGCCGCAAGTGCTGTAGCGTCGCGCATACGTCAATGCGGAACCGAGGGCCTGCATGACGCTCATGCCACGCGAATCACCCACCTCGACCGGGATAAGACAATTACTGGCAATCCACTTGTCCGTGCCCTTCTTCCTGACGGCCGTATCCACATACAGGCGTCCGTCAACCAACTGGGTCGGCCATTGCAGGTCGAACCCCTGCTCGTCCACATAGTTCACGACCTGAGCCAGGGTCGCATACGTGCCACGACCGCCCTGAGCGTCCTTCTTAATTACCGCCATGATTCAATCTCCTCCTCTTCCTCCAACAGCTTCCAGTCGGGGAACACGACATCCTGCGGGTATTTAGGCAACCCGTAGGCCCTCATGGCCTCCAACGGGTCCTCCGTGTTGTCACGGAACCATCTGATGCCCTGCAAGGCGTGGTTTATCTTCGGTTCCGCCAGTTCGGTGATGATGGGCGAATCCTCCTGAATCTCGTAGCGCATCCAGTCGAACGGCGGGTTCTTCTCCTGCACGACGAACTCGAAACCCAACGGCCCCTTATATTCGGGCATCGTCAACCGGTAGAGACGCATGTAGAACGCGGCCTGAATGTGATACCCGTACTGCCAGCAGGAACGCTCGAACTCGTCCGGCGACTTCACCGTGGTCTTGTAATCACGGATACGCAGCACACCATCCGGGTCGGGAGTGGACGGCAACCAGTCCGCCTTGCCCTTAATCAACAATCCGGTATCAGGGTCGGCGGCGATCATCGCCACCTCCGGCTGACCATCCAGCTTCGTGAAGAAATCTCCAACCATGTCCCGCATGGCCTCGACCTTCTCCACATCATCGGGGGAAAGCCATACGATATCCTCGCCCTCATGCAGTTTCAATGTCTCCGCATACCTGGCTTTGCCTTCCTTGGTGCGTAGGTTCGGTTTCACCAGCACCTCGGGGCCACTGCCCAATATGAGACTGTGAGCCGCCTTCCCGAACTCGAACTGGGGGGAGGACGAATGCTCGCCGGTCAGATACTGCGAATACGCCAACGGGCTGACCAGATACTTCTTCAACGCGGTCTGGTCCACCGCGTCAAACGCGAAGTAATCGTCATCGGCCATCTGCTCGACGGTCATTGCCACTCCTTTCTTGCTTTGAGTACTTCCTTGCCTAAAACCTTGATGGTGTCGGCCACCGAGTCGAGAAAATCGTCAACGTCCTCCGCGTCGTAGACCTCTCCGTAAAGCAGGGAACGATACGTGCGGAACTTTCTATGCCGGACATCATTCGGGGTCAACATGAGAACCCCTCGACTGCATGGACAATTGTTCCTCGCGTTCCATCAGGTGACTGTGACGCCAAGTACGCGACTTACCCTGCTTGTGAGAGGCCTCCGCATAATCGGCCACATGGTCACGGCCAACGTCTCCCACGACCTTCGAGGCCTCGTTCCAATCCGAGTACACGCGATCGTTCACGGCCACATACTTGTCAGCGAGATAACGGACGCAATCACCGAGATAACGGATGGCTTTGGCGATGGAGTTGAAATCAGATGCCATCAGTCGGCGTCCTCCATGTTGAGTAGTCCCATACGGTCGAATGGGGTGAGTTCCATGATTGTTTCCCTCCACTGGGCTTGATTATTTGGTTGTCCTTCTACGCCGGTGCTGACACGTCCGAAACCCTTGTTTTGCTGGTTTCGACGCAGGACGCGAAGGGGTTAAATTTTCTGAGCGCCAAGCCGGGAGTCGAACCCGGTGCACCTTGGAGAAGTCCATGACCATTGGAAGGCTTCGTAGGTGCGGCACCATGCGCTTGGCTGCCACCGGACGAGGAAGTAAAGGAATAAAGAACCCCGCCCGGAAGAATCATTTGGGTTGGATGAGGGTGTTGGAGCCCTCGGGTGTGACGATCAGCTGGTCGGCGTTCTTCAAAGCGTCGATGTAATGCTGCCGGAGCACGTTGTCGGTCAGGGAATCGTTCAGCACCTTGTTCGCGTCGGCCTCGCCCTGCGCCTTGATGTGCTTCGTCTCGGCCTCGACCTTCGCGGTCTCCTGCTCGTTCTTCGCCTTCTGCTTGGAGACCTCGGCGGCTTGGGCTTGCGCGTAGCTGTCGGTAATGGACTTCGGGTAGCGGATGTCTTGCACGGACACCTGTTCGACGGTCAGGCCGATGCTCTTCCATTTCGAGGTGAGCGCGTCCTGCACGGCCTTCGTGTACTTGCCACGGTCGGTGAGCATCGTGATCGTGTCGAACTTGCCGGAGGTTTCACGGGCCACGCTGCGCAGGTCGTTGCCGATGTAGTTCTGCGTGAACGTGGTCTGCTTGCCGTATTCCGAGTAGAGCATTTCGGCGGCGGACGGTTCGAGCGAATAGTTGACCTGAATGTCGATGTTCGCGCTGGCACCGCTACGGTCGTTGACCGTGATCTCCTTGCCTTCCGCGCTGCCGCCGTCGTACTTGTAGTCGGTGTCCTTGAAGAAGTTGATGAGGTTGTTGCGCGTATCGTATTTGATGACCGACTGCCACGGCGCCTTCGCATGGAAGCCCGCGTTCTCCGCATGGCCGGCGACGGAGCCGCCCATGTTGCGGATGACGGCCACCTCGCCTACGTCCAGCGAGTATAGGCATGCCGGAATCATCAACAGTGCGGCGACGATGATGGGAATGAAGCCGAAACCGGCTCCGTCGCCACCGTTGGCGAGTGCGACGGCTATCATGCCGACTCCGATGAGCAGGAGTATTACGGCGAGTATGAACCAGATCATTTTTGCGTTCCTTTCGACAGAGCAAACGAGAGCATGACGGGCGAACAGCACATGAAGCCTGCGAGAATACTCCACGGGCCCGCATAGGGTTGCAGCGAGAGAATCAGGAACCCTGTCGCCGCCAACGTCAGACAAGTGATTGTCTTCGTGTTCTCATGCCGGTGCCGGCGTTCATCGGGTGAATGCTGCCAGCCGGAGCAGTGAGCCCCATACGTTTTCCTGTTCATGGCATGTCCTTTCCGCGTGGCCGGGCTCGGATTCGAACCGAGAACGTCCTTGCCGTCACCGTGTTGCAATGTTGACCAACCGTGAGAGATGGATGACGAGTCCTATGGTGCGGTGACGATGGTGCGTGTCCAGACACCCCGAAGGGTTCCGGCCGATGGTTGCCGCAGTAGATCGCAGTATGGTATTTATTTGCCTGTAGTCGATAGGTGGATAAAAAACGACCCACTGCGGCAGGACTTGTTATTCCTCGTTCTTCTCGTCGGCGCAGTCGGCCAGGTCTTCAAGGGCCTTGGCGGCGAAACGCGCCTGACTTGGAGTGAGGGGGCGGGCACCGTAATCGGTGTCGATTTCCGCGTTGATAAGACCTTCGGCAGTGACGTTGCCGGTGAAGTATTCACGGGTGTGACGTTCCTCGACCACGAGCTTCTGGGAAAGGTTACGATTTTGGCTGACCATTGTTTTCTCTTTCTTGTGAATATCGTTTAAAGGCCCTTTCGGATTAGGCTTGTAATCGCCAAACCACATGCCAAACCCGAAAGGAAGAATGAAAAATGACCGACATCGACGCGCTTCAAAAAGCGGCTCGGGAGATCAGGGGAGACATGAGCTTCCTGAACGCCTCCAACAACGCCGAGACCTGGCTGAGACACATCAAAACGTCGATGGACTCCACAGCCAAGGCCATTGACGTTATCACCGCCAACCAGCGCGAGCTTTCCGACCGTCTGGACAAACTCGGAGTCTGACTCACGACGCTTGGCTTGTTCTCCCCAGATTTCCGCCAACTGCGCGGAGATTTGGGGAAGCCCGGTTTCCACGATCTGAGCCATCCACGTGTTGAGAATGTTCAGCTCGTTGGCAACACGCTCCGACGAATCCGAGACATACGAATAGTTGCCGTCACTCATATCGCCACCTGCCTATCGGGTTAAGTTCCTTCGGAAAGGATTCGGCCTTATCCGCCAGATCATTGAGTGCTTTCGCTATCTCGCGGGCCTGTTCCGGGGTCAGTTTTTCGCATACGGAAAGCGGTGCCGTCACCTTTACGTATCCCGGATGCGCCTCACCTTTGAAAATGTGGGCCTCAAAGGTCTTCGTGACATCCGCCTCCAACGGGTCGTACATCACCTTGCCGATAGCAGGGGAGTCATAGACATGTTCCCCATGCTCATTGGTCTTGGACTTAGTCTTGTACATGATTCTTCGATTCGTATCGGTCCATCATCAGACGAACGTTGCGGCAAGGCGTCTTCCATGATGCTTGCGAGGCTTGCTCGCGTTCGTCTACTCCACCGGGGTTCTCCGGCCAGTAACTGTCCACGAGGGCGATGAAGTCCTTGGCGAAGCTCCTGAGCTTGCGCATGTCCGGTACGATCTCCACTCCTACCTTTCCGCTGTAAATCTCAGGGGCTTCATTCTTCGCCTCGTTGACTGCTGGGTTACGATTTGATGTGTTCATGGTGTTCTCTTTCGGAGAGGAGGTGAAT